TACCCTCATCGGTGCAAACTCTTTGCCCCTCCGGTGATTGAAACCAATCTACAGCCGTAGTAACTAACTTACTCAAGGCAAGCGTTTGCTCGAATTTCTTTTTCTTAGCATTCGTGATAGTACGTTTTACGCTCATTGCCTGCAATTGCCTGACATTGCCTGCCGTTCCCCTTTGTTAGTGTCTTTAAAGACACAAAGCCCCTAGAAAGAAGGCTTTGCCCCTCCTTTGTTCATCCTTAGTTCAAACATAGTACAAGAATATCGAAGCCTCAAGCCCTTTATTCATAAGGGTTTCACGTAATGAGCCAAAAAAAAGCAAATATTTATTTGGTGGAATGGAGTAATAAACTATATTTGTGAAAGAATTAATCAATTAATAACCAAAAAATGAACACAATGAGTCAATTACTATCAATCGAAACGGCTTTCCTAAGCCTACCACAAGTCAAGCAGGGCTTGAACTTGAGCGAAATTAGGAGCGTGCAACGTACTATCACGAATGCTAAGAAAAAGAAATTCGAGCAAACGCTTGCCTTGAGTAAGTTAGTTACTACGGCTGTAGATTGGTTTCAATCACCGGAGGGGCAAAGAGTTTGCACCGATGAGGGTATCAGTTGGAGCAATGAGGAGATTGGACAAAAAGTTTTTGGATGGCAAAAAAGTTTTTTCTACAAAGTAGTGAAAGCAGGACGCCTACAGCCCGAGGTTATCGAGTCATTCAATGCAAAATGCAATGAGGTAGAGGCTCAAGGTGAGGAGCCGAATAGAAGCCTTGAGGGTTTATTAAAATTTGCAAAGCAGGTGGAGTCGGGCACCAATGCAGGTGGAGAAGGCGGAGACGCTGAAAGCGGAGACGCTGAAAGTGAGCCACAAGTTGAAACACGTGTTGAAACCATTTTAACTTTCACGTACAAAAACGAAGCCGGCAATGTTTCAGTGCGTATCGATGCAAACGGCTTAGTAAAAACCACAAACAGCGATGAGCAAATCAGGGAGGCAATCGCTGTATTGAATTTCAGTTTACAAAATAGATAATTTAACCACCTAAAATTTACTACAATGAACGGAATCATTTATTCAACAACAGGAGAAAGTCGAAGGGGTCAAGTGGCAAGTTACCACTCTAAGCCTTCGCCATTGTTTCTAAACAAAAGCAAACACGCTGTCGATATTGCAGGGCTTAAGCCGGCACAACAGCGTAGTTCGATTAAGTTTGAAAGCGGTGAGTATGCCTCTAAATTTACAATTGGGTTTGAGGTTGAGAAAAACCAATTGAGCCGTAATGCGGTGCGTGAATATGAATTATTTTGTGGGTTTGAGCGTGATGGGTCGTGCGGATACGAAGCCGTTACCCACGTGCTCCCTTTGTTACCTGCAGGTGGGTGGAGGACAAAAGTTTATGATATGATGCACAAGGCTGAAAAGATTATCGATGATAGGTTTAGCCCTTCGGATAGAAGGTGTGGCGGTCATATCACCATAGCTTGTGAGGGGATGAGTGGTGATGCCTTGAGGGATGCCATTCGTAAAAATTGCGGTATCGTCCTTGCTCTATTCAAAAAGCGAATAGCAAATAGTTATTGCAGTTACAATAGCAGGATGCAAAATTCAACCGAGTCTACCAATTGGCACCACAAGTACCAATTAGCCCTTGTAAAGGGTGGATGCCTTGAGTTTAGGGTTCCGTCTCGCTTTCAGTCAGTTAAGCAAATGATGAGGAGATATGAGCTAATGTATGAGATTGTTAACTACAGCATCGCAACGCCTAATGGCTCACACGAAGGATTGCTTAAGAAAATCAAGCCTATCATTGTTTCAATGTATAATGGCAATGAGGATGACGCCAACGAGGTGTTGAGGTTATCAAAGCTATTCAGGGCGTACATTCTGAAAGGTGAGGTGCATCAAGATATTGCACAATACGTGCGAAACTATTAATCACGAGAGGGAGTGTCTTCAAAGACACTTCCGCTGTCGGGGGATGAGTATCCCTCCTGATGAGTTCTAAAGAACGAAACAGCAAACCACAAAAAATTTAATCAAATGGAATCAGTAAACCACAACGGGATGACATTTCCCAACGAGCAAGCCTTACACGAGTGGCGTCTTATTTTTGAGTTCGACTACTTTATGGAGCAAGCAGAACAAAATTTATTAATCAATCAAATCTAATCAAAATGAAAAAATCAGTAATCACAAAAATCGGAATCTTATTTGGTAGTGGCTTATTAGGAGCAATTATCGGAGTTTATTTGCCTTACAAGTTTAACACGTCAGCAGGTGTTACCCTTTTTGTATGGATGTCATCAATTTTCTTAGTCGCTGTCTCTATGCAAATGCTTGAGACTGAGTTAAAGAAAATAATTAAGTAACCATTTAAATCAATTGACAATGAGACAGATAACACAAGATATCGTGAACGCTTTTCAAAATAGCCGTTCATTACGAATCGACAACAGCAGAACGGATGGTGAGAGTTTATGGCTATTCGACAACAAGATAGCCGAAATCAGGAGGGATGGCTTATGGATAAGCAATGCAGGATGGAAGAGTAAAACCACAAAGGAGAGGCTCAATGGATTGAGCGGTGTGCATATCCAACAAGTCAGGGGCAATTGGTTCCTCAATGGCAGGGCGTGGGAGGGTGGATGGGTCAACGTGGATGCGTGGAATGATGGGATTGAATATGTGGATGGGGCGAATGTGCAGGAGCCTGAGTTTGATGTGACGAGTGAGTGGATGCCGGAGGGTTACAGTAAGCCGGTGTATGCGGTGTTTCATTCATTGAAAGAGGCAAGCATCGAGCCGGTGGAGGCAATGTTAAACGGGGAAGGGATACCAACAAGAAAGACGGAGTCAGATACTGATGGCGTGTATCGACCTAACTATTTTGTAGTTGTCCGTCCTGAGGATGTAGATAAGGCGGTGAGAATTTTATCTGAGGCTTATTGCCTTGCTTAACAAGTGGCGGTGTCTTCAAAGACACTGCGTCCCTGAGTGTGTTGCTCGGGCTGATGAGTCCCAAAGGACGAAACGGAAACCACTTAAATCAAATCAAGATGACTAAAGATTATCAACAAATGATGGAGGAATTATTCGTGGTGTACTACGAGCAATGTCCAACGGCAAGAATCAAGTACGCAATCTATGACCCGACAAAGACGCAAGGGCACATTGTCTTAGATAATTGGATTGAGATTATCCACTTTACCAATTATCAGGGAGGGTATGCGATTAAGTTTGCAATTCAAAGGGATAATGAAGAGTACTTCTTTGATACGTATGCGGATGCGGTTAAGTATTCAAGTATGCCTCTATACGAGTTTTTTAATTATGTTTTATCAATCACAGTTTAAATCAAATTCAAATGACTAAAGAACAAATGACTATTGAGACCCAACGTAATGAGATTATTCAGGACGTTATCGACAGACTTCTTTACTTACCTGCGGATAAGTTGGAGGAGTACAAGCACTACCTTGATGTGCTCGTATCAGTGTATCCCATTGATATGAAAATCGAGGACGGAATCAGAATCTATCACGTAACTAAACGCAAATTAAAATGACAAAAGCAAATGATGTGTGGGAGTGCTCAAGTTGTTCACGCCCACAAGGACGCCACGATATGTGGTTTGAGGATGACCTATGTGAAAGGTGCTACGAGAATCTACCGAGGTGTAGAGGATGCGAGACCAAAGACACGAAGGAGATAGTCGAAAGCAGATGTGACGCCTACGGGTATGGTACGGGGGATTGGTGCGACAAGTGTTATGACAGCAACAAGTACCCGTATCGTAAGGATAGATACTTCGACCCATCGTATGCAGGGGAGAGGTTGGAGGATGATTATTAAAAATACTCGCATCCCTTTGGGATGAGAGAACTTAAATCAAATCAGATATGGAGAATCAGTATTGTTTCAGAGTTTTTTATTTGAAAAAAAGTCTTTGCTTGGTAGTCGCCCACACAAAGTGGGAGGCTATCGACAAAGCGTTTTACAAATTTTCAGCAGAAGGGTTGACAATAGATAGGAAAATGATGACAGCCAAAAAACTTTATTGAAAAATAAATTTGGTTATGTCTAAATTATGTCGTATCTTCGTTCAATATTAGTTCAATCATCGGGTTCTGTGTCTTCAAAGACACTGCCCACAAACCAATTTAGCTTATGTGTGTAATCATTATCAAGCAGAAAGGGAAGAAAGTCCCTCAGGAGGTTGCAAAGACCTCAGCACGAATTAATCCCCACGGATTGGGAGTTGTATGGTTGGATACGTTCGAGGTAACGTATCACAAATCAGCAGAGTATAAGATACTCGACACAGCGAGACCATTCATTGCTCACTTTAGATACGCCACGATTGGTGCTATCAACAAAGACAACACGCATCCATTCAGATGCGGGAGCAACAAACAAGAGTGGCTTATGATGAACGGAACTATCAGAGCACTTGGCAATGTCAAGAAGAGTGACTCAAAAGTATTAGCAGAGAACTTGGGTGAGATACCACGCCACAAGTGGAAGAAGGAGTTGGAGCAGTATGAGTGCAGGTTTGTATCGGTTAACACGCACAGCAGGACATACCAAATCTACAACAAAGAGTTGTGGAGTCAGAGGGATGGCGTTTGGTACAGCAAGGACAACGTCCTTGAGGACAATTTAATTGCTGTCTACGGCACGTTAAAGAAGGGGTACAACAATTACCATCACTACCTCAGTGCTTCAAAATTTGTATCCAAAGGGAACACGAAGAGCAAGTATCCGCTTATCATCAGTGGACTACCTTACTTGATTGAGAAGAGTGGACAAGGTCATCACGTGGAGGTGGACATATTCAAAGTCAGTTCAGGTGTGTTGGCTCAGTTAGATAGATTGGAGGGTCATCCTGATTGGTATCGCAGGAAGCAAGTTGATGTGACTACTAAGAACGGAGTGCTTAAGTGTTGGATATACTTCAACATTCGTGAGACAGCAGACGGAAAAGAGCATCACAAAACTTACACGCAAAATTATAAGCCGTTAAGTTTTTGGGAGAAAGAGGATGAGAGGGAGAGTAAAAAATATCAAAGCATATTTTCTCAGATGGGCTACGATGAGCCGAAGAGTGTGTGCTTGTTAGACATATTGGACGATGAGTGTGACGATTGCGAGTTCGACATAGAGAATGAGAAACCTATATGTGTGAATTGCTTTCACGATTTAGAGCACGATGCGTTCGCAAATTATCATTGTAGTGGTTGCGATGAGTGGTTCACTGAGTCTGAGGTATTACGATTCCAACCTTAGGCTTGTGGCGATGGGTGGTGTCTTCAAAGACACTGCCCTCCGTATCGGGATGAGTTGTCCCGACTGATGATTCTGAAAAGATGAAACGGAAAATTTATTAAATTTAACAAACATTAAAACCACGACAATGCAAGTTTTTAAAATCAACACGAGTGCTTGGGCGGAAGAGGACTTCTACCTAATGACAACCTTAGATGAGGAACAAATCAAAAAAATCATTCAGCCAATGGTAGCCTATGAAAGGGAGAATGATATTCTTTATGACAATGACGACTATGTCTTTGAGTTGCAAAATGCGTACCCTAAGGCAACAGTTGAGATGTATCAGGACTTCGATGTTATTTCATTTTAAACCAAATGCTATGAAAAAGTTTTTTAAAATATCCTTCGGGCTTGTTTACTTCTTCTTAGTGTCGGTGCCTTTGGCTATCACTATCTATTCGTTACTATGTGTAATAATTTTTATCAAATTAATTTATAATCAAATCAAATCAGTATGTCAAAAAATCACTACGAGATGAGTCAAGTGGCAAGTGCCAACTTGGAAATCGACTTTCTTCGGGATGAGGTAAAGCGATTAAAAGAAAAATTGAATGATGGGGCGACAGCACGTGCGTTGCTCAGAAGCAAAGGGTACTTTGTAGAAAACCTATGGTGCGTTGATGACGTTATGCAAAATTACGATTGCAGTAAAGAGCAGGCTTACGATGTGCTTAGCAGGGCAATGACCAATGATGCTACGATGGAGCAAATCTTTTTAGCCATCGACTACACGTGTGAGGATTTAGAAATCAAACAATTAAAAGACTAATCAAATGGAAAATGTAATCAATGGCACGCCAAAAGCCACGTTCTACCTGAACGAATTGGCATCAGAGATGACCGCATTGTTTATCGAAATTAAGTACGAGGGGGAGGGTGTTAACTTGTACGACACTAACGAAGATGATGATGGCAATGGAGAGTTGAGGTACACTGAGAAAATTCAAGAAGAGTTCGATGCAGTGTACGATGAAGTGTTTCAATATTTACAATCAAATCAAATCAAATAAAATGGAAATCAAAATCATTCAAGGAGTAAAGCGAGAAGTCTTAGAAGATATTTTCGTAACAGCATTAGAAGGAGGCAGTAACTATTGGTACTTTCTACCTGAGGAGTCAATCAAAGCAATCCGCAAAGCGGTTCCTAAAGAGGAAGACCCATACCTTAGTACAGCAATCCTAAAAGCTATCTTAGACCACGATGTGAAGGTAGCTATAAATGATGCAGAAGATGAAGATGAGGTAATAGGCGTCATCACACGTGGCACTATGCAGGCACGCCTGCAGTTGCTTGCAGAGAGTCCAAACAAGTGGGCATTAGATAGGCACTTAAAAGAAGAGGGCGATGGAGACTCAGCAGACGTTGTGTTCCAATACCTAACTATGGGGGAGGTGGTTTATGGATAAGCAAGAAACACTAATAGACAGACTAAGGATGTTGCAGGAGCAAGCGTCCTTATTAATTCAGGAGTTGGAGGCTAATCCAAATTTTCCTGAGGGTCATATCATCACGAAGGAGTCGTGGGATAATGCAGACAAAATCATTCACGATGGTTTTGTGTATGTGAAGTATAGCGATTTATTGTTTTATAAATAAATTGAACTATATTTGTACGAAATTTAATCAAATCAACGGGAGCCTTGTGCTCCCTTAAACTTTAATCTAATGGAAAAATTTATCAACAGCGGGCGTTTTATGTGCAAGGAATCTTTCCTTGACAAGAATCCAAATGAGAAGCTACGTAAGGACTGTACTGACGTTGTACACTACGTGGGGGGAATGTACATACAAGTTTTAGAATCAGGTGAGTTTTATTTAGATGATGAGTTTAAGAGCCGTTCCCTTGATGAAACAGAAATAAAATTGTGGGAAAAAATTAACAAATAAATGAACGAGTTGTGAACATATTCTCGTATATTTGTTGTCTTAAATTAAATTATTTTATGAAGCACGATGTTTTTAATCAGTATGTGGAGAGGGTTGCCGACTTATTCAATATTAATAAGGAAGATATATTCTCAAAGTCAAAGAAGAGGGAGTTTGTGGATGCGAGGCATCTCGTGTATTACCTATGCTCAAAGAGACCTATGCAAGTTACCTATATCCAAAAGTATATGAACGAAGCAGGCTACGACATTAAGCACTCCTCAATCATTCACGGCATCACTGCGGTTGAGCAGAAGATTGCAGAAGACAAGGACTACGTGTCTATTGTCAAGGATGTAGAGAGAGCGGTGTTTATCTAATCAAATCAGTAATCAATCAAATCAAATCAAATGGAAAATGTAATTAGAGAAGAACCTATGCCACAAGAGTGGAAACCATCAAAGCAAGAGGCTTTAAGTCGTTGGGAAATCAACATTCAGTTTATGTCAAGAGGATGCGTAATCCGTGTAGGATGTAGGACAATACCGTTTTCAAGTACAGAGGAAGCACTTGCTGAATTACAGAAGTATTTTGATGCTCCACACGAAATGCAAGAAGCGTGGAATAATCAACTTTCTTAATCAAATCAAATCAATCAATCAAATCAAATCAAATGGAAAAGAAACCAACGGTTTTTGAAAGGCTATCCGCCATCAATGTGAACGACCACGTTGAAAAGAAAAGCAATCTAACTTATTTATCTTGGGCGTGGGCTTGGTCAAAGACAAAGACTGAGTGTCCTGATGCCACGTACAAAATCGGTGAAACGACTTATGACGATGCACTTGGATTTATGTGCCACACTACCGTAACTATCGAAGGCGAGACGCTTGAGATGTGGTTGCCGGTGATGGATGGGGCGAATAAATCAATGAAGAAGACTGAGTACGGCTATAGTTCACGCTATGGCGACAAGAAGGTTGAGTCAGCGACTACGTTCGACATTAACAAAACCATTATGCGTTGCTTGGTTAAGAACTTAGCGATGTTTGGGTTGGGGATTTATATTTATGCAGGAGAAGATTTACCTGAGGGAGAGACTACAGCTACAAAAGTTGAGGCTCCTAAAAAGACAGCACCTGCAGTAGGTGATGGATTGGTAGACTTGAAAAAAGGTACTGACAATTGGAACGCAGTTGTGAAATACGTAACGGCTAACAAGTCTTTAGGTATTGAGAAGATTGGTGCACAGCTTACACGCAAGTATAAAATCAGTCCGGCATTAAAGAAAGAAATCGCTAACATTTTAAACGCAGAGTAATGGAAAATCAAGTATCAGAAATTATAACGTTGCTCAGAGATGACAACGAGTATTACAATGGGTATGGCAAGAACTATTTATCTAATTCAGACATAGGCATATTGCTTAGCAATCCTCAAGACTTCGGTAAGACACGTGAAGACAATAAAGCATTTATGGATGGCAGATACTTTCATCAGTTAATCTTGGAGCCTGAGAAAGCGAAGGGTATGCCGGCAGTAGATGTGAGTACACGTACTACCAAAGAGTATAAGTTATTCTGCGAAGAAAACAACCTACCTTTTTGTATGTTGAAGAAGGAGCAGGACGAGATTCAAAACTTAGTAAGTATTATCAATGGGAACATTGCGTTCTATGATGAGATTTACAAAGCAGGTAATGAGTATGAGACTCCGGCAGTTGGAACGATTCAAGGAAGGATGTGGAAAGGGAAGGCTGATATTGTTACTGACAATGCAGTGATTGACCTTAAGACTACGAGTGACATTCATAAGTTTAAGTACACAGCAAAGCAGTACAATTACGATTCTCAGTGCTACATTTATCAGGAGTTGTTTGGTAAGCCATTGGTGTTCTACGTTATTGACAAAGGCACCGGAGTACTTGGTATTTTTAGACCAACAGAAGACTTTGTAAAAGGTGGCGAAATCAAAGTTGGCAAAGCAATTCAGATATATGATAAATATTTTAGTGCTTACCCATCAGATGATATTGTGAACTACTACATTGACGAATATTTATTATAATATTGCATCCCCCGAAGCAAGTGTCTTCAAAGACACAGGCAGTCAGATAGCTTAATGCTCCTAATTAAATGGAGTCTTAGAGGAATTAGAGCACTCGTAAGAGATGGTGTGGGTTCGATTCCCACTCTGACGACAACTAAGGTAGATAATGAGAGGTTCCTGAATTACGTACAAAATACCCTCATTCAGACAGCTTGGAAAGACAAGCAAATGGTCGGGTGACGGAAAATTGTGGCACCTACGTTAGTGGCTTGATTCCGTTAATTGGTTACTGCAGGTTCAATTCCTGCCCCGACCTCAACTAATTATAGGCTTAGCCTCAGAGGTCTTTGATTGGTACAAATAGACTGAGGCAACAAAAAAAATAGAACAAAATGGCAAACGAAGAAAAAATCTTTGCAGACGGATTCTCATTCAAGAGGAACGAAAAAGCACCTGACTTTGTAGTTGGGCGATTATCAATCAAGGCAGACGATGGAGTAGCATTCATCAGACAGCACGAGAAGGGCGGATGGATTAACCTTAATGTAAAGACTGCACGTAGTGGCAATTATTACATTGAGTTGGATACCTATGAGCCGACTGCACAAAGTGGTATGAAGCCACAATCAGAGAAACAGGCTACGCCTAAGCAAAAGGCACCTGAACCTGAGGTTGCAGAAGATGAAGATGGCGAACTTCCATTTTAGAATTAACACCCATTTAGAAAAAGAATCGGGGGAGTGAAAACTTCCCCTTTTTTTACCTCTAATGCGTGACGAAAATGTCGATGTGTTTTCCCTATATTCTCTATATGTGTTTTTATATTCTTTTTATTTTCTTTGATTATAATTTGAACTTAAAATCGACATAATCGACATTAGTATTAGTAATCAGATAGTTAGATAGTTTAAAACGACATAAAACCGACATAAGATGGTACATAACGTGACGATATTCCAAAATATTAGAGATACTGACACGCCATTCTTCCGAGATGTACACGTTATACTCGAGAGAATGAAGGACGGAGCCGGTGCTACTAAGGATTTAGTGAAGAGAATACGATTAGAAAAGAGCAAGCCTGAGAGACAGGAACTAAAGAAGCAGTTACCTGCGATATGTTTTAGCGGTACGTTTAATAAGAGAACAGATGCCTCATTACTTGAGCATTCAGGATTGATATGTTTGGACTTCGATGGATATACCAAGCAGAAAGAATTATTGCAAGACAAAGAGAACTTATCAAAGAACAAGTATGTGTTTTCAGTATTCATTTCCCCTTCGGGCAATGGTCTAAAAGTGTTGGTTAAGATTCCGGCAGATGCAGAGAACCACACGATGTACTTTAATTCATTAGAAAAGTACTTTAACTCGGCTTATTTCGACAAGACGAGCAAGAACCTCAGCCGAGTATGTTACGAGTCGTATGACCCTCTAATTGCGATTAATGAGAATAGTAGCATTTGGGATAAGATTGAGGAGCCTGAGTACACTGAGGTAAGTAGAACAAGAGACAAGGCAACCATTCCTATCACGGATGAGAATAAGATTGTGGAGATACTTGTAAAGTGGTGGGAGAAAAAGTATCCTATGCACGAGGGACAACGTAATCAGAATGCGTATGTGCTTGCGATGGCGTTCAATGACTTCGGTATAAACAAGAGCCTTGCATCTTATGTAATCAATCAGTTTGCAACAGAAGACTTTACACTCAGAGAGATTGGAACAACCATTGACTCTGCGTACAGGCATACAACGAACTTCGGTACTAAGTACTACGAAGATGAGGAGCGTATCAATACCATTAAAGCAAAGCTGAGGAGAGGTGTATCAAAAAAAGAAATTCGCATCCAATTGCAAGACTCCAATTTGGAGAGCGAGACTATTGAATCGGTACTTAATAAAGTTGAGGAAGAGAATGCAATGCAAACTTTTTGGGACAGAAACGATAGAGGAGTCATAAAGATTGTGCACGTACAGTTCAAGCAGTTCTTGGAAGACAATGGCTTCTACAAGTATTGCCCTGAGGGTGGGAAGAACTACATATTCGTAAAGGTTACAAACAATTTGATTGACCACACTTCTGAGAAAGAGATTAAGGACTTCGTGCTTACGCACTTGTTGGAGTTAGATGACATTGGAGTTTACAATTACTTCGCTGACAATACAAGATTCTTCAAAGAAGAGTTTCTGTCTTTGCTTTCAACGATTGAGATTTATTTTATTGCTGATACCAAAGATGCGTCATACTTGTACTACAAGAATTGTGCTGTGAAGATTAGCAAGGATGGAGTAATAACACTTGACTACTTGGACTTGGGAGGATACGTGTGGAAAGACCACGTGATAGACAGGAACTTTAATATCTGCAGTGTGACCGAGAGATGTGACTTCAAAAAATTCGTGAGTAATATCAACGGTGGAGATGAGCAGCGAGTTAAGTCAATGGAGAGTACGCTTGGATTCTTGATGCACGGATATAAGAACTTATCATTTTGTCCGGCAATTATCTTGAACGATGAGGTTATCAGCGATAACCCTGAGGGTGGAACAGGGAAGGGACTACTTATGAACGCACTTAGTAAGATGAAGAAATTGGTTGTTATTGATGGCAAGTCATTTGCTTTTGAGCGTAGCTTCGCTTATCAGTTGGTGTCAGCAGACACGCAGATACTTTGCTTCGATGATGTGAGAAAGCATTTTGACTTCGAGAGATTATTTTCAGTGGTTACAGAAGGGTTGACACTCGAGAAGAAAAACAAGGACGCCATCAAGATACCATTCAGTAGGTCTCCGAAGATTGCCATCACTACGAACTATGCGATTAAGGGAGCCGGCAATTCATTTGCAAGAAGAAAGTGGGAGTTGGAGTTGCATCAGTATTATACCAAAGAGTTCACGCCACTTGATGAGTTTGGTAAGTTGATGTTTGGCGATTGGAACGATGAGGATTGGTGTGAGTTTGACAATTATATGATTGGTTGTTTAACTAACTATATCAAGACCGGACTTGTCAAGAGTAAGTTTGTGAACCTTAAGATTCGTCAGTTGTCAGCAGAGACTTGCCACGAGTTTATTGAGTGGTGTGGACTTGTTGATACGCATCAGAACAGAGAGGTTATGTTGCAGGCTGATACGAGACTTTATAAAAACGAGTTGTATTCAAACTTTGTGGATGAGTATCCTGACTATGGACCGAGAGGTAGGATGAGCGTGAGTCGAACCAAGTTTTACAAATGGCTTATCGCTTACGGTATTTATAAGGAAGGAGTAATGCCACAGGAGGATAGAGACCAACAAGGCAGATGGATAATCATTAAAAGCAAACCTGAGGGACTTGAAGAAGCACCTTTTTAATTAAAACAAATGACAAAAGAACAAATGATACACGTGGGAATGGTTAATTCATTTAACCTAATTACAGAAAGAAATACACTTGAAGAGATTGGAATGTCAGATGTAAGTTTATTTGCTCACGTTCCGGACGAAGATATACCAATCGAGTTGATTCAGTTAATGATGGACTACTTTCAGTCTTATGATATGTTTGAGAACTGCGTAGACTTGATGGAGTACATTGCCCTGAACTACAATGACGATGGCACACGCATCAGCAATGATTGCGAATGTCCTCAGCCTGTTATAGCAGAGTATAAAAGGAAAATGTATTGTGGTCACTGCGAAAAAAGAATAAGAAAATGATTGAACGTACCTCAGGATATAATAACAAGGCGATGTGGGACTATTGCGAAACGCTTAAGAAAGTTGTATTACAAACCAAGACTACAAAGTCGGGCAGGGGCAAGGCAGTTGAGATACGAGAAGTTCTTAAGTATAACACAGAGCAAGAAATCATAGACAAGATTATCAGCAGTTGCGAGCATTATAAAAACTTATACGAGATGGAGGACAAACAAGGATTTAATTACAGAGATTATCAGATTGACATAATTGAGAAAGGTCAGCAAATACTTTCTAAGTATGGCTTCCTGTATTTAGCAATGGAGGTTCGTACCGGAAAGACATTGACAAGTCTTGGAATAGCTGTGCGTGTGCTTGCAAGAAATGTGCTATTTATTACCAAGAAGAAAGCACTGAGCACCATATCAGAGGACTACTCAATGCTTAGCCCTTCGTATTATATGCAAGTAATTAACTATGAAAGCCTACACACTGTAATGAATGAAAAGAAGTGGGACTTGATTGTTTGTGATGAAGCACACGGGATGGGGGCGTTTCCAAAACCGAGCGGGAGGGCAGAATTGGTATCAGAGGTAATTAAAAAATGCAGACCAATGGTGATATTACTTAGTGGTACACCAACACCTGAGTCATACTCACAAATGTACCATCAAGTATATGCGATACCTAACAACCCGTTCAGAGAATTTAAAAACTTTTATAGGTTCTGCGATAAGTATGTTAAAGTAAAACAGCGTAAGATTAACGGACTATTTGTTAATGATTATAGTGGCGGACTTGACACCATACTCAAAGAGATGGAACCATATACTATCAACTACACACAGCAGGAGGCAGGTTTTATGTCTGAGACTAAAGAAGAAATATTGGAGGTAGAGATGAAGCCATCAACTTATGCGATGATAAAAAAATTAAAGAAAGAATTAGTGATAGAAGGAAAAGAAGAAATAATTTTGGGGGACACTCCTGTGAAGTTGATGATGAAGGTGCATCAGTTGTGCAGCGGGACGATTAAGTTTGAGAGTGGGAATAGTATGATACTTGATTTGAGCAAGGCTGAGTTTATCAAAGAGCAGTTTGAAGGATGCAAGATTGGAATCTTCTATAAGTTTAAAGAAGAGTACAACGCACTCAAACAAATATTTGGTGACGACTTAACCTCCGAGTTAAGTGTCTTTGAAGACACCAATAAGAATATAGCATTGCAGATTGTAAGTGGACGAGAAGGAATCAGTTTAAGACACGCTGAGTATTTGGTTTACTACAACATTGACTTCAGTGCTACGAGTTATTGGCAGAGCAAAGACCGAATGACTACAAAGGAGAGGCTTGAGAATCAAGTGTATTGGATTTTTGCCAAGGGTGGTATTGAACACGACATCTACAAGGCTGTCACAAAGAAGAAAGACTACACGGTGAATCATTTTAAACAAGATTTTTATTTATGACGCCAATAGAAAAAATATTTAAAGCATTAGAAACACTCAATCAAAATGACTTTATTGATTGGTTATTAGCAAACAAACAAACACTAATTGAAAATGGTAAAATGTATCTGCATCAACGACAAGAATCGTCCGAGCAAAATACCACAGAACAAATGGATTAAAGAAGGTCAAGAGTACACAGTGATATTTACATTGGTAGTTCTCCCACAGAAAACTTTGGCAGTGCAGTTGGATGAGATTGACTTGGACGAAAGCTGTATGCCTTATGAGTTCTTTTTGGCAAACAGGTTTGCATTTAGCAATGAAGACATTGGTAAATTGATTGACTTTATTGAGGAATGTACACACGTAAGCCTTTCTATAAAAGAGTTATTAAAACAAACGAATGAAAGAACAACAAGTCCAAGCCAAGAAAATTAAAGAGTTAGAGGCTCAGGGGTACTATGTCATTAAACTTACAATGACAAACAAGAACGGGATACCTGACTTGCTTGCCATACCAAGGGACAGTGACGTAATATTCATTGAGGTCAAAGCCACAAACGGTAAGCTATCTAAACTTCAGGAGTACCGATTAAAAGAACTACAAAACCACGGAGTGAAGGTGGAAGTGTTTAGAGAAGAAATCAAATCAAATGAAAAAGAAAAACGAAAAGTGGTACAAAGGAAAGGGGGCAATGCAGTTATTCAAAAATGACAACTTAATAAGAGAATATCGTTACACTGATACATATGATAGGAAAAGGATGTACAAAATATGGATGTCTGAAATCAGGTTGAATGGTATAGATTGCTATGAATTAATCATCAAACCTAATTTAGATGTAGATATTGACTAAAAATACTAATTTTGGAATATGGAAGATAATGTTAATAGCGAAAATTCACGAGCACAACGTATCTGTTTTAGGATACTTGAACAGCACTCGCTATTGAATAATATATATGAAAATTTAGTAGATAGGGAGTTTATCCCTGCAGAAAGAGATATAAGAAATTTAATTGTAGACCTACGACTGATATTAAAATCAATAGAAGACGATGACTTTTGAAACAGAGACGGACTTAATCAGGGAGAAAAAAGCAATTGAACTATTCGTCAGCATATTTGGTGGGTCGTTTAAGAAGTTAGACCCGCACGATATAGACTATAAAGTTTTTGATAAAGAGAAGAGTCTAATAGCTTATGCAGAAGTTAAAGGTCGTATCAGAACTATGCGTGCAGCATATCCGCTGCCTATTTCAGCAAAAAAATTAGTCAAGTTAATTGACAAGCGTATAGCACCTGTACTTATATGGGCGTGCGAAGATGGTATCATCTATGGCAAAGCCAATAAACTGCAAGGAGAAATTAAATGGGGAGGTCGCCCTCCCCGTGACGGTGCGGTTAATGATGCTGAGATGATGGTCTACTATGACAAGCAGAAAGAACTAAAATATATTAGGTACGTTTAGCGTCCTTCTTTTTTATAATTCTTTCTTGCTTAAGCATTGCAGGAGTAGGCTTCTTCCCACTACCTGCGTTAGCACGAATGTTATCCCAAAGACCCCGCTTTGATATAGAGCCATCGGCTCTCTTAATCATTTTTGAACTTCCTTTCATACATTTTATATTTAATATAGTTTCTCTAGTCCTTCTTTACTATTTTTAGGTTTTGGAGTGTAGTCGTACATATCATCTTTCATTGCTCTCTCCAAGCTATCCTTTGTTTTCTTAATCAATTTTTCTGCTTGCTTTGCATCAAAGTCAACAGCGTCAGGTCCGAATGTTCTATACCAAAGTTCGTAATCGTAACGCTTCATATCTTCTTGGTTCTTAAATCCTTGAAGTTTTTCAGCCTCAGCTTTCTTTTTATCTCCCTTAGTCTTATCAGCATTCTCAAGGTCTTTATACATATCTTTCATTACAGCCTTACGGATATCTTTGTATAAAGGAATAAGACCTGCGTTACCCAATACCTCAAGAGGAATCCTTATCTTAATCTCTTTCTCTCTTCTTGCAATAGCATCCTCTTTTACTTTTGGTTTTTCTGTTGCCTTTTTAACAATAAATGCAGCCGTATTTAATGCAGGTGTATAAGCACCTCCCATATTCATAAGTAGCTTACCTAAGTCTGTTTGTTTACTATCATCTCTTGGTATTAATGTGTAAGCAATGCCATCTTTATACGGGTCGTATTCTCCCTCTCTTAAGAAGTCAAGGTACTTTTCATTTGCTTCTTCTATACCATAGTTTAATACAGTCTTAACAGCATTTCCAAAATCTCTTCCAATTAATAACGAACTAAATGCAGAAGCGAATGCTTGACCAAGTTTTTGCATAAACGACTTTTCTGTTTCAGGCTCATCATCATCAAAGAATAATCCCATAAGACCTGTGCCCATCATTTGAAGAATTAATCCATATACTACCATACGTGTAGCAACTGCTCCAAGAACTGCACCTCCTTGTTTTTTAGTTAATGACCCATTACCAATAGCTGCCATAATAGCTGTACGTGCTGTAACATATTCAAATATCAAGAACTTTGTCATAAAGTTATTGAAGTTATTAAATGCTCTTAACGCAAGTTTTTGGTCAGGCTTTATGTTTCCTTTTAAAATACCCATAAATGGATTGTCTGTGGCTCCCACCATTACAGACCTTTCGTCTGCAAGTTGAGTAGCTTTATCAAGAGCCTCCTTATTGGCTTCCATATATGTCTCATCATTCTCTGCAATTTTTTTAAAGTCTACTTCATTGCCTGTGATATTTTCAAATTGATTTGCAAAGGAGCCAAACCACATAGGTCTCATTGTAAGTTTATCAGGAGTTGAAATCAAAGCATCAGCTTGAAGTTCAATTGCATTAACATATTTTTTTCCTGACCTGTTCCAAATTTGTTGAATTTTATTTTTAACAGGATTTTTTGATACAGCACCTTTAATACCACTTGCTTGACTTAATATTGATGTATCAACTAATCTTCCTGATAATGTATCTGTAGGAAAAACTCTATTAGTTTGCTTGCTTTTTAAATTCTCCATTATCATAGGAGCATCAGAAGACATAATAACACCTCTGTATTTTATACCTGTAATGAGAGCCTTAGGGTCACTAATTACAGCAAATCCTATGTTTGATGTTAACTCAGATGTAAACCTATTTGTACCCGCAAGTACTGCACGGTATCCTTGTTTGCTTATGTAATCAATAGCTATATCTAATGCTGAATCTTGAGTGAATGTATTTGTCAATAACGTTTCAATAGACTCTTCAAACGCAGCATTAATAGCATTTATTATTTGTCTTTGTTCTTTAGGTATTCTTCCTTTACTTTCTAAATTAGCAATAGTGCCGCTGATTGTTTTACGAGATGTACGTATTGGTTTTGTTAAGTTGAAATCCATCAAGACAAATTTGGCACCACGCTGAGCACTTGCAAATATGTCAAAGTTTAATGGGGATACCTTACCTGTTCTCGCTATCAAAGACTTTGCTTTAGTAGATGGTCTCATTGCATTATTGTACTCAGTTACAAACGCACTGCCCGATGTTAAATCGTTTGGCTGATACTCGTGTAATACATTTAAGTGCACATAGTTATTCAATGGGTCAATCCTATCGCCACGAATAATCGCTGCAGTAAATTCAGCCTTCTCTCTTAGTGATTCGTTTATACCACGAATGTCTTTAATGGCATCTTTCTCAGCTTGATTAAATGAGTTGTAAAGTTTTTCGTTATCAATGTTGCCATCAGGAGCAAAATCTTTAAGTATTTGTTGTAACATATCAGCATCACGTTCTCCAAATCGAGACTTTCCTGCATCAATATGCTTTATAGTAGCTTTTAAATAATCAGATGCGGGATTAACTTCTTTATTCCCTTTGTTAGATTCAAATTCAAGTTGAACCATATAAGTCATCATCTTAAATTTAGACATAGTTACTGCATTAGGTTCAAGTCCAAATGACTTAGCCACCTTTTCTTCAGCCTTTTCTAAAATGTTTTGAACTCTATTTAATTGAGTTTTAAATACAGCAACGGCTTTTGCAGGTTCATTAAATAACGAATTAAATATTTCTTTTGTTTTAAAATTCCCAAATAATTGGTCAATATAAAATAAAGGGTTTCTTCTAACCATTTCTAAAACACCTGTTCTTCCTTGCATCGCAACAGCAGCTTTTGCTTTTGAATATAATTCAGAGAACTTATACATCTTGCTCTGCTCAACAGCTTTAGTTAAAACCTTGTCAGTATTAAGTCCATCTAACTTCTCTAGCATTATCTCTCCGTAGTGAGGTAAGTAGTTGTTGTTAATGTTGTCAATAACTTTAAGTAAATTTTTTAATTCAGTATTAGTTAAACTATCTACTGCGTCAGTTCTAATAAGTCTAGTTAATTCTTTAACCGTATCTCTTTCATATTTAGTAGAAAGACCGGAGCCATCAATGGTCGATTTTTTTACTGCATCTGTTAATTCTTTTCTTTCTGCCGCTAATTCATCTTCAGTAAGTTCAGTCTCTTCAACTTGAGGAGCAATGTCCTCTTTATATTTACGCATAGTCTCTGCTTCCTTCTCGTCAATCTCTTTCCCGTCAAGCATTTTTTTAATTGATGCTGCGTAATCTAATTCGTCATCTTTAAATACTTTATTCTCAGAAGCATTAAATCTATCAGCTAACTCGTCAGCTTTTGACTGCTCGTTGTCAATCTCATCAAGAATTGCTTGAACATCTTTAGTCACTGCAGACTTCTCGTCAAGTGTAAGCACTGCTTGTCTTGCACCAAACATATCAACTAATTCTAAGTAACGACCAAGATATTCATTAGGTATAAGTGTTGGATTCATAGAAAATAATTGATTTAATTTTCCAACCAACCCATCAGCAATACCAATCTTGGTAACAATGTTTTTCTTAGCCATCTTCAACTTACTCTTAGCCACATCAATCTTATCAGCATACTCTGCGTTTGCAAATACCTTAGCCATATAGTCAACAAAGTTTGACACTGAAATCTCATTAAGCATATTTACCTTGCCAAATCTTGATACAATATTAGCTGCTTGGATTGATGTAATCTTTCCTTTTGATGCCATCTCTCTAATATCCTTAGCCAATTCCTTAGCTGCATCTCTTGATAAGTCTCTAATTTGCTTGATGACAAGCATCTTTTCTTCTCTCGATATATTGGTAATATCTTTTAATGCACCAAGCACACGTCCAATTGACACCGCACGCTTAGCACCAACTCCCATTTTAAGTCTAGCCTCACGCTCCATTATTTTCTTCTGTGCATCATTACTCTCTTTGTAAATATCTGAATTTCTAATAAACGTATCTAAGTTAGATACTATTTTAGCATCAGCTATATTTCTTAATTTTTGACGTGCAATTAAATCATCAGCCTTTGCCATTAATGCATCATACTGCGATTGAATAGGAGCAATTTGACTAATAGCATTGATACCATCAATTACATCACGGCTATTTACATTGTTGTCTTTAGCAACTCTTTTAATTGCATCTTGTAATACAACACCTGCGTCAACCAATGCCTTGATTGCTTTAAGGATGGTCTTCATTACAGGCAATGCTATATTTACACCAAGATTTTCTTTCTCAAACTTATCAATATCCTTAATCACTTGGTCAAGGCTATTTGAGATTTTCTTTAATGTAGTCTTATCGTTAGGGTCTAATGCAAGTAAGTCATCTAATGCACCCGTTACTTGCTCTTCTACTGTAGGCTTAGCTTTTGCTTTAGCTTTAGCTTTTTTAGCCTCAACTTTAGCTTTTTCTTTAGCCCTTTTCTTTTGCTCTTTATCAAATTCTTTCTTCTGAATCTTATTGTTCTTGTCAGCAAGTGCTTGTTTTACTTCTCCTAATGTCTCAAATCCATCAAAATTAATCTCATTACCATCAATATCTGTTGCAGTAAATGAGAATATTTTATCTTCATCGGTAAGTTTTGTTATTGTTCCAATAGGTTCACCATCTATATTACGTGCTTCAACGGTAAGTGATGAGATATATGTTACAGTTCTTCCGCTATCAGTATCTTTTTCATCTTCAATATAGTCTATTGCATTGTCTTTGGTAAACGCATCATTCTTAACCTCAGATGCTTTCATAGGAATAAACTGCTCTTCTTCTATCATAAGTGCAGCTTCAGCCTGAACAGGTTTATAATCTATTAAAGATTGTGGAGCCTTACCATTGTTTCCTACATCCCATTGTGATTTATCAGCAGCATCTACATTATTTTTAAATGTATTTACATCATTCATAAAAGACTCAGTAAGTGTAGACTTTGGATTAGTAAATGCATCATAATATAGGTCGCTTAATCTTGCAGCCTCATCTCTTAAAGTATCATCTACATTGGTATCTCTTTGAATCTCGTAGAAATAATGACCAAGTCCATCAGGTATATTCCATCCAAGACGAGCACGTACTTCATCTAACTTTTGTTTAGCTGTAGCTTTTTGCTTTTCATCTCCGGTAAATCCTTTGATGCCATCCTTAGCCAAATAGGCTTCATTGGTAATCACTTGAATTTCTGCAAGCGTACCATTAGATGTACGAATTTCAATAAGTCTTTTTGGGTAACCCAATTCTGTAGTCTCCGTGATTCTTCTTACTTCTGTATCCCCCGGATACTTCTCGTCAATAATTTTAAATACTTTATCAGCATTAGCGTCAGTATCTACTACGATATTTACACGTGAACCATCACCAAGTTTTTCGGTGAATGCATTATACCATCTGATAGCTTTAACAGATGCACGCTCGGCACGTTTAATTGGGAATGGAGATATGGATGCGTCAACTTGAGAGATGGCATCTTGTGCGATACCTTCTACCTCAGTCTTAGCATCTTCATAAAGTTTTTTATTTGCTTCAAATGTACGCTGTACTACAGGCTGTACTTTTTTAACTAACTCGTTAAATCGAGTTTGGTCTTCAGTAGATAATTTTTTTCCTTCTTTTTGTAGGTCTATTTCTTTTTGGCGTAAGTCAGCAAGTTCAACTGCAAGTGTTTCTACTTTTGTGGTTGACTCTTTGAACGCTTTAAAAACGTCACTCCTATTGAATTGTCTTGTTTGGTCTGCACTTCCTTCATTGGTTGCTCCTTGGTAAGAAGATTTTTTGATGCGAATGCTGCTTGCACCCTTGCCATCGCTTCCGAGTACGTCAGACGTGGCTTTTGCGATTGCGATTGTTTTTGAGTCGAAGTCTCTTGTGCGTTCTTGATATTGTTCATCATTGGTTAAATTGTTTTGTTCGTCTTGTGAAAGAAATTTAATTACTGATACCTGAAGTTCATTATTATTGATATTAAATGCATCAATACCTTCACTTTCTAACGCTACAGATAGGTCTGCTACTTGCTCGTCAGTTATTGGTTCAGCAAATGTATAAATAATTTGCGGATAATTCATTAAATTATTTTCATCAAATTCTGTAAGAGGCATTTCTCTGCCCTTATTTATAACATCATCTTCAAGGTCAGAATTAGTTTCTAATATAAATGCGTCTTGAGAATACTTCTCTGCAAAGTCAAATAGTAAGTCGCTTACCTTTTTAGTATCCGCCTGTGGACTAACTGACAAGGTCATATTGAACGATGGTTCAAATTTCTTATCCCATAAGCCACGCTTGGTATCTTTAAACTGAACAGATACACCATCAATATTTGCTACTGCATCAATAATCTCCTGCTTGGCATCATTTAATATTTGAGCCTCCGCAGTTTTTATTTTAGCAAGAACTTTAGGGTCTTTCTTTTTAGCGTATTGCTTAACAAGTTTGTCATAGTTCAACGACAACTTCTTAATCCTTTCAGTAAGTGGACTGAATCCACGCACTGTAGCCGGAGTGATAAGAGCAGAGATGTCTCTAACAAACTTAGGTGCTTGTGTCTTTAAAGACACCAACTCAACAGAAGGTTTGTTCATTTGAAATAAAGGAACATTATTTTTTTCAGAGACTCCAATTTGAGTTGCTTCTCCTGATTTAACCAAACTCTTCCATACATTAATTGCATCAGGAGTTATATCGTAATCTGATTTTAATGGCTGTTTCCCATTTTCAATTAAATCATTATTTACATATCGGTACATTTCTTTACCGATTCCTTTTCCTTGTACGTCAGGATGCAAAACAACACCTGCTATTGAACTTTCATCTCTGTTACCAAGTTTTTCATTGTTAACAGTTAAAATCCCAATCTCTTTACCTTGCGAATGTAATAAATATACATTTTGGTTATTTGTGATTTTATTATCTGTACCTAATTCTGTAGCAGGGAATGCGTCTATATTTAATTTTGCTTGACCATTATTTATTTGTTCAGTCACATCTGAAATATCTTTTTCAGGGATTGTTTCTAATGACTCTTGAGTTATTGGTCCTTCAAATTTTGCTTTTACTATTTCTTGTTGCGGTTGCGTAGGAGCGACTTCTTGGGTCCCTGTGGCAGCGACTTCAAGTCCTTGGTTTCCTTCGCCCATTTTTTGCAATCCCAATTGGGGTCCTTGGCTGCGTAGCAAGCCTTCATCTGTGATTTGTTTTTGAATGGCATCTTGTTCGGTTTTATATTTATTATTTATTTCGTTCCACTTATTTAATCGTTCTTCATTATAATCTAATGAGTCCTTGTAAGATTGGTTATTTGGTTCTCGTTGTAGTGCATCTTTAAAAAGTTTAATACTCTTTTCAAAAGCGGCTTTAGGGTCATTTAAAAATTCTTTTGCAAAATCTCTTTGCCACTCAAATTCGCTATTAAGGTTTTCTTCATAATAATCATAATTAAATTCCTCTCTTAATTCTTTTTCAAGACCTAAATTTGTTTCAGCAGCAACCTCTTCCACTTGTTGTGGTTTTGAAACCAATATAATATCCTGAATTTTTTTATTAATATCTGCTATTTCTTGTTTTTCTTTAACTACTAATACATCGTCTTTATTTTGTATGTCAGTAGTTAATTGATTTCTTTTGCTTAATAAAGTAGCAATCTCTGCCTTTTCAGAATTAGTTACGTTTAAATCTTTTACTGAATTTGAAACTTGTTGAATTTTATCAAATACATATATTGATTGTTTAGCGTCATCTTCTGATATTTCGCCATTTTTTACCTTTTTATCTAAATTTTTTACCAATATATTTCTTGATTTATTGGTATTAGCAATCTCTATTTGCTCAGAAGTAATAGGGCTATCTTTAGGAACATTATAAATTTGAGTTAACTCATTATCTTTTAATACAGTTTTTATTGCATTTTTAGATTGAGAAGTTTCTACAAAATCTTTTATTTTATCTCTAGCTTTTATTGCACTAATTGGTGCAGTAAATACAACGCCACTTCCGGCTCCGGTTACAAATGCATCCGCAACACCTTGGAATGCGGATTTATCACTAAGTACATTCTGAGTAATTTGGGTAGCTGCTTCCTCTATACCTTCTCCTAAAAGACCTATTGGGACACCATACTTAGTTAATGCACTTTTGTATGTAGCAACTAAACCATCTCTAAATATATTCTTTCCTACTTCTACGCCTTCTTTTTTTATAATATCCTTATATACTTGACCAATTGTACCTGTGCCAATAGCACTAAATACCGTTTCTGCAGCAGCCATTCCCAATGCTTTTACTGTCTTTTCTACTTCAGGCATATCAGGATTTTCTTCTCCTAGCTGCTCTCTATTCTGCTCAAGAAAAGCAGCAGTACTAATTGCTGCCAATTCGGTAGGAGCAAGTGTTGCTCCTCCAACCATCATTGCTATACTTACAGGAGCAGATTCTATAATATTACTTCCTAATAATTCAAATGCATCTTGATAATTTCCTTTTTGTATATTATCTACAATACCTGTACTCTCATATCTTTCTTGATTAAACTTTTCAGTTTTAGCACTAAGTCTTTTTTCTTCTTCGTTTAATTTATCTAAGATAGGATTGCTTATACCTAATGTTTTCTTAAATGTGTCAGCATTAGCCGCAATATCCCAACCCGTAGCCCAAGCTAATGCATTTTGAGGCAATGATGCTACGTTAATAATTGATTCAGGAATAGATGCAACCATTTTATCGAAAGAAGTAACACCTGATAATGCTCTTGTACCAATATTATCTAAATAAGCATTTCTATCAGTAGCCTGTTCAAATGCTTCTAAATTTTTAAGTAATTTTTCTTTTTTAACAGGAGCCTCTGCTCTTAATGGACTAACCTCAAAGCTAGGAAGTTGTTTTTGCGAAGCCAAAAAAGTATCTTCCAAAGGTGATACCGTAGTAATTGACTCTTTTTTTTTTAATGCTTCGGCTTCTTTTGAAATTCCAAATTCAGGGAATTTAGAAAATAACTCATCTTCACTTGTATATACACCGCTATTAGAGGTAGCTACAAAATCTTTTAATGCATTAATATCATAACTCTTTAACTCAGGGAACTTAGACAATAAAGTGGTCTCGTCTTTATATACACCACTATTAGAAGTAGCTACAAAATCTTTTAACGCTTGTTTTAAATCCGGCATAATTAATTATTTTATCTTTTACTTCCTAATATTTCCACCTGTAACAGTTGTTGGTGTTTGTGTTTGTATAACCTTAGGAATATATCCTAGAGGAATAAACGGATTAACAGGTTTTGGTGCTTCCTGTTTTATCGTCTGAGACAACGCACTCCCCGTTGGATTAAAGGTAGCATTTTTTATTAAACCTCCTCTTTCTATTGCTGTTCCTATATTTGGATTGCCAACTAACAATGGAGCCGCTGATTTAATAAAATCTGCTTGACTCATTACATTCCCGCTAGCGGTCTTAAATGGTAATGTTTTCTCTTGAACTCTATTGTCTTTACCAATAAATGAAACTGTAACTCCTGTATTGTCTCTTTTAACGCTTTGTATTGCAGGATTAATATCTCTAAAATAAGTTGTAGCAGATTGTATAGAGGCATCATTACCACCCCATAAACTGCCAATGCTTCTTGAAATCTGAACATCATTTTGACCGCTTTGTTGTTGAATAGCTGCCCATTGTTGCTGTTGCGGACCATAAGGTACAGTTCCTGTTTCTTTTATTGTTTTTTTAGAATCCATCTTAGCCAACAATTGGTTTCTAACCCAATCTTTAGCTTCTTTTTCTTGTACTTTATAATGAGCACCTGATTCATCTAATATCCCAAGACCTGTAGTTGGATTAATTTTTAAAAGTAATTTGCTTGGGTCTTTTTTAGCTAACTCTTTATCATACGTAAATGAAGTAGCATCATACTTATCTAGTTGCATTGTAAGTACAGATGACAAGTGGTAAGGGTCTGCGAAATATCCGTCAATAGTTTGGTCTATTGCTTTATTAAATTGCTCTATTTCACCTTTAAATTGAGGGTATGCTTGTAATGCACCTATACCTGTTAGTTCAGTAATAGTACCTGATTTTGTTTTAGTAGCAATATCATATAGTGTTTGAACCCTATCACCAAAAACTTTAACCGTATTGTTCATAGCTTCCTCAACTTTAAAAGCAGGAATGTTTGTTAATATCTTTCCTCTGATAACATTAACAGGAACTACATCATTAGTTAATCTCATCACACCATTATTATTGGGGTCAGGTTCTAATATACCAACATTTACAATACCTGTTGCAGGGTCAATTACGGCTTTTGACTTTGAAAAATCAGAAAAGCCTTCTACGGAAGCCATATTAGCACCTGTTAATGGTTGAAACTCTCCGCTTTGAACACCATCCATTTTTTGTTTATAATTCTCTTGATACAATTTTTGTAAATCAAATAACGTATTTGTACCATCTATGTAGTTTTGTCTTCTTAAAGTATAATCCTGCAACTTCATTTTACCCGACTTTAATAACTTGGTATCAATCATTTGCTGCTCCATCATAGAATGAGCATAGTCATTAGTAAACTTATTAGCATCTTGAAACTGACCTTGAGGGGCATTCTGCAAAGTTTGCTGAAACTCACGAGTTGATTTATCAATTGCAGCTTTTTTTTCTTCACGAATTTTTACCTCTTCGGTAAGCATATCAGATATACCCTTTCCTACCTCAGCCCAATTGACCTGACTATCCGCACTTCGTTCTGCATATTTATAATATGTTGCCATAATTAATTTCTTTTACCGTATATACTAAAAGGGTCATTATACGTAGGTGGATTATAAAATCTAAAATCTTTTGGTTTTTGTAAATAAAGAGGTAATGGACCTTGATACCCTTGATAAGGTAATCTAGCATCTCCTCCTATTGGACTAATATTAGCAGGCTGAAGATTTGGATTAATAGTTTGAGGTGCAACAGGCATAGTTAAATTTGCTCTAGGCATATATTCAATCGGTTCTAATGGCGTTGCACTTACTTCACTTACATCGGCTACACCTGCAGTACCACTAAACAATGGAAGAGCAGCGGCTGCTTGTTGTGCAAAACTTGTTACCCCTTGCATTCCTTGTTGTATTGATTGTGCTCTTAGCCTTTCCGCATTTGCTGCAGCTAATTGAGCACCCTCTACTTCACCTAAATCTAATTGAACACCAATATCACGTAAACGACTTTCTTCTGCTAATTGCTTGTTTTCTAATGCCATCATCTCTTGACCCATTGCACTTCTAACTGCTGCTTGACCTTGTTGTTGTGCTAATTGAATACGACCTGCTGTTGCAGCCGCACCTCTTTCACTTTCTACACCTGCTTGAATTGCACCTGCTCCTTGAGAAAGCAACGCTTCTCTTTCTAACTCATATGGCTCTTTTTGTATTCCTTGTGCAGCATAAAAATTTGTTTCCAATTTTTTACGTGCATCAGCCATAGCCTCATCGGCATCTTTTTCAGCTTGACGTTGTGCCTTTTTTTGTTTGCCTGCTTGAGTAAAGGACATTGTAGTTGTAGCTGCTGTTGCGGCTAACCCAATTCCTGCTGCGATTGTAGTAAATGCTGCCATATTATAATACTTTTATCATTTCTGTTGTATAATTATCTCCCTTTACATACCCTAATTCTTGATATGTGCTCATTAAACTTTCGTTTTTTATTAACGCATAAACATATTTACTACCTGCTGTTTTGCATATATCCGTCAACGCTGACACCAATAACTTAATGGCGTCTTTTCTTTGTGGCTTTTTGGTATATTCCTTGTTCGATATTATCCAATCTACCCAAGCCACCTTTGAATTGGTAATATACATAAATCCTGCACAAACCGGTATTTCTTCATCTAAAACCATTATACCACCTCTGCCATCACGAGGAAGAAAATCTCTTGGAGGAGCATTCCATCCCCAATCTTTCCACCATCCTACAAGTATCTCATCGTAGTCTGTTTCGTTCAGTTCTCGTATATACAATTCCATATTCTTACAAAGATATTAAATTTAAGGAAAACTTTTCATAACATCTGACTGCACTGCAAACAATTCAACTTTACTTGTAGAAGTGTTTGATAGTGTAAATGTACAATAATGTCCTAACACCCCGTGAGACTCAGCTACTGAGTTTTTGATGTACAAGAAAAACGCATCTTGTATTGGTATAGGTGTTGTTCCTGAGATTGTAGTATCTATTGTAAGTTGATTAACCGAACTTAAAGGGTTAATAGTAATAGCTGTCACTTTACCTGCAAGTATTGGAGTCACATAAGGAGATACCGAATAGTACAAATAATCCCCAATACTAATAATGCTTCCTATTTCTACAGCAAATTTAACTATCACAGCCGCTCCTGACCCCGTCACTTGGTAGCTTTTGCCGATACCATTAACACTTCTAAGTGCAAGTTCGCCAACTGAGTTATTTCTTATAAAGGCAAAGTAAGCAGCCTCTTTCTTAGAAAACCAATCTACTTGTATAAATCCTGAGTACTGTAAGTCCGTTTCTAATGTTGCAGCCCAAGCAGCATCACCTTGTATGTTAATGGTCTTAAATAGCTTGTTTTCAAGAGGTGCCGTATTAAACACACTTTGTATAGACGATGGCGTAAAAGTGCCGTAGAATGTGTTCCTGTTAGCATTTACGTTATGTCTGTAAAGATTGCCTCCTTTAAACGTGTAAAAGTAGTTGTTCATCCCTATCATAAAATCAGGATTGTAAGAGTAGAAGGATACCCATCCCCCTACTAAATCGCTATATGATAATGTATAATTTGGCATATTTATTTATTAGCAAGTTACATAATTTGTAAGTTCTCCTGTAGCATCAACTTCTCCTGCATAGTTTGTAGTCCCATTTGTAAATTTACGCCATCCCGCTCCGCCAACGTAAGGAGTTGTTAAAGCTAAATCGGTATAAAAAATCATTGTAACAATTGGAACCGTATATCCGGGTAAAGCATAAACGGTAACCGATGGACTTCCGGTACTGCAAGCAGTAGCCGATGAGCCTGTTGCAAATGAATCAATAGTATATACCTCAGGATTGCAAGCACCCTCACACGCTCCTAATGTTGCGTATGTTCCGCTACCATCTCCGGGGTCAACACAAACTCCGTCTATACAATTGTATGACTCACCTGAGCCACATACTGCTTGGCAAGCTGCCAATGTCTCATACGTTCCTGTTCCGTCTCCCGGGTCCGTGCAAGTTCCTTCAACGCAGTTATATGAAACGCCATCACACGCAGGACAAGTTTGCTGTGGTAATAAAACACATCCCACTTGTTGTCTTGTAATTACTCCGTCTGAATAAAATCCATTAGGAGCACAAGTTGCTAGTGTGCTATTTGTAAACACGGCAGTTGCCGAACCAAGTGATGGTGCATTTAGATAGTATGTTGAACTTGTTGCCATTTTTTATATTTTATTTTAATTATACAGGACAAGTAGGTGGTGTTACATTCTGTGCAGTTAAACTAACTAATCCGTGAACAGGCGTTGGTGTAACTAAATAGTCCTCATAACCCTCTACGCTAGTAATTTCTCCGCTTGTAAATATTGTTCCGCCATCTATTATATTACATAAATTAAATTGTATAATATTTCCTGAACCCGATACCCACTCACCACGGATGGTATAAGGTAACTGACTTATCAAAGGATATATTGTTCCACTTTGAGCAGTTCCTGCTGTAGATGTTACATTTAGTAATTGAGACCCAACATTGTTAAATATTACTAATGCTCCTCCTGATTGCTGACCAACGTTCCAATCTAATCTAACCGTTGTAGGGGCAGCACAATTTGCTTCACAAGAAGCTAAACTAGCATATGTGCCTGTTCCATCGCCCGGGTCTACACAGTTACCATCAATACAATTATATGATATTGGCTCTAATTCACAACCACAACAAGCATCTTCTGTATTTAAATTAGAATAACATAATTCTACAGCAACTGAAGACCTAAAGTCCCATACTAAATACAAATAATTTTGAAGAGCAGGTACCGTAAAGTTTGCATAATTATTACCTCCACTACCCTGATTAGGAGTGGCAACTGTTGTTAACGCTAACAATGAATTTATGTTTGCTGTAGTATTATTATATAAAGTATTGCTAGCAAGGTATCTAAACTTATCAGTAGCAGGATTAAATATAAAGGTGTCAGTAGCAAGTTTATTTGAAATCAAACTCATTGTACTTCCTGCAGGAGGGAAACCACCCGTACCAACATAATTTGTTGTTATGTTATATAATGACACAAGTGGGTTTGTTGTTCCACTAGCAAATGTCACCAAGGTAGATTGTAGTGGCGATGTATAAGAGCCATTTACATATCTATATTGAGCATTAGTGGTTTGACCTGAGTCATAATCATTTGTAAGCACTATTTGAACAATACTTAAGGATGCTGCCTGAGGACACTCTACCTCAACGCCTAATGTAATATTCCCTATATAAGTTATTACAAGAGTTACAGTCTCTACTGATACATTATTCTTAGTAAAAGATAACGTTCCGCCTGTTGTAACTATACCTGTAGTGTATGGTGTGCCATTATAAGTAGCTACTATTTGGAAATTACCTCCTGCACTTATTGAAGAAACAGTATAGTTTATATCCGTTAGTCCTACCGTTGGACCTAAGTCAACACAATAAGTTGTTGTTGCACTTGTCGCAGATGACAATGTAAATGTTTGAGTAATACCACAATTTATACACTGAGGATTTGATGGTATAGCAATAGTATTACTTGTTAAGACATACTCATTCATATAAGGGTCAAATCCACCAAGTTTTTGAGTATTAAAAGATTCATTGAATGTATCTCTAAACCAAGTTCTCATATTCATTTCAGAAACAACTTTGAGTTCCTCACTAGAATATGAAGTTCCACGTAGTTGAATAACAGCACCACGTTTTACGTCAGTAAAATATCTATCGTAACCCCATTGTATATAACTCTCAGGATTAAAGCTAATGCCATACTTTTCGCTACGGGCAATCTGTGTGCCTAACACTTCAGGGACTGAAGCCACAACCCCACCACCTGTAGAATCTGATAATAAATTTTTATCAGCTAATACGTATGAAATCTTATCTTCTTGTAATACAAGTACATCTGTTTGCCTTCCGTCTAATATAAATATCTCTCCAAATGATGGCTCACAAACTTTATAGTTAAGCAAGCCCAAATTAAATTCATTTAACTTATTTACGTTTGACTCAGCACTATACACGCCACTATATGTGATGTCAGCAAATCTATCTGCCGCTTTATAGTCTTGAGCAGAAACGCTTGTCACTCTATTTCCAAAGTTAAATGAACCCCCAATAATTGAATCACGAATCTTATAACTCTCCGCTCCGTTTCCAAATGCAAAGCAGTTAAAAAACTTAGTGTCAATTATAGCAGATGTACCTGCTCCTATATTTTGGTTTTGGATGTTACCCATATGGTTACCACCCGTAATAGCAAAAGACATTTCGTTTTCAAAGAATACGTCAGGAAGAGCGTCAGTTGGTTCTGTTTCAAATATTATTGTTTTATCAGAACGGAATACTGTAATATTTACCTCAACATTAGAAGCACGTGAATTTGGATAATCAATTCCCGGACAGCTTTTAGTACCTGAAACCATTAAATATAATTCATTGGTTGTTGGATTCCTATAAAATTGATAGTAATTGATTCCACTATTAGGTATCAATGTAGAACTTCCTGTACCCGGAACAAATTCATTTTCAGGGACATCGGCTCCACAAGAAGCATATCTAACTCCATCATTTAAAAATTGCTCTATGTTATCTCCAACAAACCAATCATACATATTGTCATACGTCTTTGACGAGACAAGTGTTTTCTCTAAAGTATTTGTTCTTTCTTCGCATTGACAACCTTTGCCACCTCTAAATTGTTTTATGTCTAATACAATTCTGCTTCCTGCAGGTACAGTGTAATCAGAAAATTCCCAAGTTGGATGAGCAGGGTCAAATCCTACTGTTTGAGCAGTGTTCATTGGGTAATATAAAATAGGGTAAGTTCCGGAACCAAATATGCCCGGACTTGGTGCCCTTTCTGTTATTTTACCCGGAGCAATAATAGCATACTCATCTGTAACTGTACTAAAACTATTTGGGTTTATTTTCATATAAACGCCTGCAGGAATTGGTAAAAATACTTCGGGGTCTTCTTCTGTTGGTATTTCAATAAAGTTTGATGCTTGAGAAGATTTCTCAAGAACAGTTGCATATACGCAAGATGATGTTACTCCACTTGAATCAGCCTTTACAATTAACCTATCTCCCGCCTCTATTTTTTTTGCATTCTCTCCTTCTAATAAAAAGAATGCATTATTTGTTATAGGGTCTTGGAAGAATATGCTACAATAAATTGTCTCATAATTCTCTTGGTCAGGCTTTATTACAAACTTATACCTAGTAGCCCATCCCGGAGGTTTTTGAGTAGCAGGTATCGTTACTTTAATTGAATTTTTATATGACGATAATCCACAAGGAACGTGCTCTGTATTGTTAGGACTTACAAGAGCAGTAGATGCTCTATTAAATTCATCCATATAAACAATACCAATCTCATAGTCACGATTACTATGTAAACTTTGAGGGTTAGCAACTTCTTGAAAAGTTGCCTCAGCTAAAGCAACTTGATAGTACTCATAAAAAGTTTGAGTAGGAGTTGATACGTTGTTTACAAATTTTTGTGCAATGAATTGGAATCCAATCCAATTGCTAATTGGACTTGTTACAATACCAACCGGTTGTGCTAATGCACTTATACCACTACCTGTAGCTGTATAAGCATCTAAAGTATTTGGTAATAAGCAGTTAACTGAGTCAGTAAATGTTGTACCAACACACGCATTCGCAAATGATTGGATATTAGCAGATGTACCTACTGCAGTTTGAAACTCTACACTTGTTGCTAATTGATATACAGATGTATAAGTTTTAGTTAAGAAAAATGAAAAGTTTAAATTTACATCAGCCGTTTCTTCTGTAGGAAAAGGTGTTTGACCTGAAAACTGAGCGTGCTCAATTGTTACAGCCAAACTAACTGCAGAACCTGCAACTAAATTTTTACCTGTTAAGTCAAATGAAACTATTGAACTTGGAACACTTACGCTTCCATTAATATTATAATTTCCTGCTGAAGTAGCATCGTTAATATCAGAATTTCCAATAGGCAATGAAACCAAGTCGGTAGTATATTCAAACTTAACAGGAACTCCATATTGGTCTACTAAATCGTATCCCTCTATGTAGTTTCCGTACATTAATCTATTGCCCATAATAGTCTGAGCCTTGGCAAAACGAGGTACGTTATCGTATAATCTCAATAATTCAGACTCAGATAGTATTGTAAATATTTTGCTATTAGTAAATGTATATTGATACTCTGTATTATTTGAAAGACCTAAATTAGTCTTGTCAAGTTTCTCGATAACTTTTATTACGGTACCATCTGCTCTTTTAAATAATAAATCAATACCAACTACAAGAGAACTTCCTGAGTTGTATGTGATTCGTGCAGAGTTACAGAAGTTGGTCATCCCCTCGTTTAAAAAACTCTCAGTACTAAAACTAAAAGGATTAGGTACAAAAGCAGGTTGAGACCACTGAGAAGTAGCACTATACTCGCCATCAATATATTTATATCTGTAAGCAAAACAAATGAATCTTGTAGTTAAAAAATTCTCTTGTCCATTAGTTACAATAGGCTCTACATCAGGGGATTCTACCGGTGGTTTTTTAATAACAAGTAAAGACTCTGCTGTAAATTGGTCTATATTAGATACGGGATTAGCGTAATTTCTATTGGTATTTATAAATCTAGGTGGATTATAATCATCCGTAAAAAACAATAAATCGTTTAGTACATTAATCCCCGTAATCAAATAACTTGGATTAAAGTTTAACACAGTATTAACGTTTCCGCCATTGTTAATGCTTATTACGTGATAGGTTAATATATTAGTAAAAACATTAAATGACAAGATTAAATCAAGTTTACCCGTAGCACCTACCGGGAAAGCTGAGTCGTGAACAAACCAATAAATGGTTTCGTTTGCACTATCCTCAATCGCCCCAATACATCTTGCTGACGAACTAAGAGATGTCCCATTATATTTTAATGTGGTAAGAGAAAGATTCCCTTTGGTATTCTCTACTACTCCCATCTCAGCGTTCTCGGTTGAACCCATTCTAATATTCATAGCATCAACATACTCACCCTCAGGAAGTAAACGTTGGTCTACTACCTTGTTCATTCTACCTGCTATAAAGTTTCTTGTAAAATTTGCCATTTTATTTTATTTGCTTGTCCATACCTCTCATATTCATTAAGAGTCTACCGGGATGAATGTTACTGATTCTTATTTTAGCATTACTTAACAAAGCCTTTCTTTTTTTACGAGAACGGGCAACAATATATTCTTGGACACCAAGTTTAGAACTAAGTATCTCGTACTCGATTGCTGCATAAATATATGCTTCAAATAACTTGTTTACTGTAATCAAAGAATTGTCTCCTTGTTCCATACCATCAGACACATACTCAAGAATACAAGATAACCCTGACATAGATGAGTCAAAGTTAATAACTCCTGATTTTCTATCAATATTAAAAGTAGGATTAAAGTTTGCAGTCTCTGTATTTAGTCCATATGCCGCCCCAATGTTTGCTTCAAAATACCACATTCCATCATAGTTCCATCCTAACTGCCCATTATATTGATTACCTTGATTAAGATAAATGCTTTTTTTTGTTTTAGCTAATCTATTCAAATCAATAGTTGAGTATTGTGGAGATAAAGCATTCCCATATTGGTCAAATAAAATACGACCCGTATTGTCTTGAAGATAAGCCTTAGATGAAAGTGTTTGAATATTTTCAGTTAAAGGTCTAAGCCAACCATCTTTATATAAAGATACACGTACCCAATTGACATAGTCAGATGGAAATATGTACCTTAAATTGTCAGGTACGGTCAATTCTAATACTTTAATTTCTTTAAAAGCATCATAATTAAGTTCTTGAATAGCACGCTTTGCGTGAAATAATATTTTGTATCTTTCTTCGTTATTAACCAATGAATGGTTTCCTGCATACATTAGCAAGAAATTATTGACAATATCAGTTAAACTAATAAACTGATAAGACCCCCAATTGGTGTCTTCAGGAACAACTCCTCCATTCTCGTAATATTGATACTGTGATATATATGCCATATCTTAAATTTTTTATGGATTTTGTTCTTGTTGCTCTTTAGCCATACTAAATTGTGTAACCTCAGACTCACGAATAGACATACCGCAATATTGAAGAATCCTTGTAACCAATTTGTATTCATCTTCAATAGGCAACTCAAAATCTTGATAATCATTTTGTGATTGGTCAAATACCGGCTCACCATTTGTCAAGGTAATATACGTCCATTTTGGAACTTTAGGGTACCTAAAATAGGTTGCTTGCACTTGTCCCTTGTTACTTATCGTTGTAGGATAGAAAGTCAATTCTTCGCCTTGTAATGCATAAACAGGGAACTCCTTAGTTGGCTGTGTCAAATTAGAGTTAACTAATAAGGCAAGTTTATTATTAATCACCTTCTCTGCTTGAACATTAGTAGATGAAGAAAAAACTCCATAAGAGTTTGCGGATGCTAAAAATATATTTGAATCTAATGCTAATACAGTATTACTAACTACCGATGTTACGGTAGATACTAAACCTGTAGTTATATTGGTAACAATATCTCCTGCTGAAATACCATAAGTAGTAAATAAGGCAGTGCTATCAACTAATTGACTAGCTACCACAGATGTGTTTGTCCCTGTTCTTAATGTAACCGGTTTACACTTGATGTCCAATAACATATAAGTATAATATCCTGTTGTCGCAGGCGTAGGCATTGAGAATTTATTAGCAGCTATTTTTGTTAAATAGTCTGTTCTTAAAAAATATTCTAATACCTCTGCAATAGGCTGCTCCATATCTGCATAATCAACACCTGACATCCTTGCATTCTCAGCATTTATAACTTTGTTATAGCTGCTGAAATATTCTTCATAAATCTCAACTTGAGCATTCTGTGAATACAAGTTAAAATCAGAAGGAGATATGTATCCGTAGTTGTTCTTATTCAACACAGACAATACCGTATTTCTTACTGAGTTTATCATTAGTCTTTTTTTTACAAATATACATAAAAAAAAAGAGGGTACAATCAGTACCCCCTCTAACCTATCAATCAATCAATAACCAAATATATCTACGATAAAGTAGCTTCTAACATCTTAAGTGAATCTATGCCTTCATCACTTTGTAAGAAATGGGCTACCATAGCATAAGGGTCTTCTCCAAAAGGAACTGACAACATCTTTTTCTTATTAGTAGCTGTATTAAACCACACCTCTTTTTCTCCATTTCTTAATACTAATAACTTGTTTTCAAAGAATGTGCGGATTTTTGCTTGGAATTTTAATTCAGGGTCATTCAATATATTTAAAAACTCTCTTGGGTCTTTTTTAGCAAATACCAATATATCACGCTTTAATTCGGCAGTAGATACGGTAGATGGGTCTTTCCCAAACATCACTCTTGTTAGAGTTTCAATTTGGTCAAGTGTAAGTTGGCGAGCCTCAATTAAGGCATCAACTTCAATGTTTAAATCTTCAACCTCAGCACTTGCGTCTTTCTCTTTGTCTATTTCAACAAAAATATTACCATTTAAAGGATGGTAATGTAAAAACTGCTGTAGTACGGGGTTTGTTCTTGGTACTCTTAAGAACCCATCTTCAAATATGATTGGTTCAATAATAGCATTCCCATCTTGCTCATCCTCGAAAGGAGACTTCTGATTTGTGGAATACCTAAGAGCACGGTTTTGGTTGTTTTTCTCATCGAACCACATTAGTGGGAATCGAGGATGGTTTCTTGATGCTAACGTATAAGATAGCGGGTTGCCTATTTTAAGTTTATAAACTTTATCTACAGACGAAATAACTTTTGACATTTTATATTTAATTTGATTTGATTTAAAAAAAGGAGAGTGTCTTTAAAGACACCCTCCCATTATATTTACCACCTATTATCCATAACGGAATAACACGAAGTTGTTTGCACCCAAAGTACATACGCAACGCTCAGAAAGGAAGTTAACCTCCATTGCATCCAAGTCGCTTGTAGCAGCACCACCGGCAGAACCTGTAATCCAAGTTTTGTATCTGCGGTCTTCAGCTTCAGAAGCACGGTAACGAACGTGTAAGAAAGGACGCTTAGCGTTCTTGCCCATAATTTGGTCGTACACTGAAGTAGAACCTGCAGGAACCATCAAACCTGTGATAGTACCGGTTGCAGTTGCAGCAGTTTGGTTTAAACCACCACGCATAGTTGGGTCATTTAAGTATTTCCAATCAGACTTGTAGAAGTCATAACCTCTACGGAATCCTGTGAAACCTAAATTTAACGCCATATCAACATCGTTATCGAAAAGACCAAATGAAGCTGATTGAGCAACACCACCTGAAGTGTAGCCGTTCAATTGAGCCAACATATTGTCAATATCGAAACTTAATCCACGATTTACGAATACTACGTTCTCTTCGATAGCACCTTGCTTATCTAAACGAGAAACGATAGAATCCCAATCAGATAAAGTTGTTGGAGTACCACCACCCCAAACGTTACCACGATTGTTTACAACGTAGAAAATACCTTGAGAACCAATGTAACCTGCAGTTGCAGCTCCTGAAGAAGATGCAGCAGGTACTGCTTCAATCATTGCAGTCTCTAAGTAATCCTCAAAACGTAAACGAGTCTCGTGCTCTGATTTCAAATACCACAAGTATCCTGTAGCACCGTTCTCAGTAGTAACTTCAACCCAACCGATTTGAGCCATATCTGAACCATTAACCGCATACTTATCTTTAATGATAATAGGGTTGTTGCTGTAGATATCATCTTCTGATTCTAATGAACCAACCATTCCGTTAGTTCCTTTCTTAAATTCAGAACCGTAAATGAATACAGTACAAGCTGTAGAAACAGCGAAAGATTGACCTGCAGTCTCGTAGTAAGCTACTGTGAAAGTAGTTGCTGAAGGAACTGCAGTTACGATAGCCTTGTTGAAAACACCTGATGTATTATTTTGAATCATCAAAGTTTGTCCAACACGAATAGCGATATAAGTCACACCACTATCAGCTACAGTAAAAGTTGCTGTTGAAGCACCTGCTGCTGCTGCTGAAGTACAACTTGTGTACTTGATGTGTAAACGTCCTTGCTCTGCCCATTTGATTTGGTCAGAATTAGACGGCATCTCTGCTCCTACCATACGTAAGAAAGATGCGATTGTTCTATTACCATAACGCTCAAATTCTTTCTCATAAGTATCAGGAAGATACTGATTCAAAAAGTTGAAGTTGGTAATGTAGTTTGTTTGTAACGCTACCTGTTCTGCAGAAGGCTGCAGGGCATAGGTAGGGGAACTTAAAAGTGCACTTGCCATTTTTTTAAATTTTTAATTGTTTATATTTTTTTTATACTGCGAATTTTCAGGTTTCGTCCTGAATCAGGGTTTATCGCTTTCACCTGCATTCCATTCGTTAATTTGCTAACCTCGGGTGCTTTACGCTCTGACATATTGATGTTTTTGGTTTTACGCATTACATCTTCAGTAGCATCAGACAGCCCTTGTTCATAAAAGAATTTAGCAAATTTGTCAGGATGCATTGCTATCGACAATGACCTATGATAGCCTGCTGCGTCTTTCATTAAACCTTGCTCATCTAAGAACTTGTTAATAAAGTTCTGTGGTGTAGCTTGGTTCTTTTTCAACTCACTAGCATCTCCGGGAGCAAACGTGAACTTCTTGTCATTAACATTGAACTCAAAACCTTTGAACTCTCCGCTAAAAACATCGTTCGTCTTTTGGTCAAACCATTGACGTTTACGATTGTTCTCCTCTTCTATGGTCTTTGCCTGTTGGGCATATTGCTTATAGCTATCGTATATTTCTTTCTCCTCATTTGGAATAAATGCCGTTCTTGACTCAAGGGGCATTTTGTATTGTTCCTTTTGGGAAGTGAAATATTTCTTAGCTTCAGCAAGAACTTTCTTTTTTGCGATTTTTGCCTTTTTAATAGTTGACTCATCATCTAACTCAGTGTCAAACTTGTACTCATCCATTAAAGTCTCAATGTCATCACTATCAAGACCTTCCTGTGTGGAAGAAAGGTATTCTTTAAGCAATTGGTCAGGGTCCATTTTTTCAAAGTCCTTTCCCAATTTTACAAAGTCTTCAAATCCACGACCTGTATCTTGCTTATATTTCATAAAAGCAGCTACATCTTCAGGTAATTGCTCAGCTTCTTTACGCTCAGCTACCAATTCATCCAATGAATTTATCTGCTTGTTATATCTTTTACCAATATATGAAAGAACGTCTTCATCCTTTAAATCAACACCCGCAGGTATTGGGTCTATTACAACCTCTTTATCTACTTCATTGTTTTCTTGATTTAACGACTCTTCGTGTTTATCAAGTAACTGTTGTTCCACTTCTTGAACACTTTTAGGTTCAAGCATTTCTACGGCTCTAACTTTATATTCCATTTGATTTGATTTTATTTATACAAAAATAGATAAAAATTTCGACATTTTATCTAGGTTCAAATTCAGCTAAATCAAAGCCATCTAAACTATCCTCATTTGATTCAAAACTTATTGGAGGTAGATTGTTCTTTCTTTGATTAATTAATTTAGATTGCTCTGTATTTTGTTGGCTAATTCTTTTTGCTTTAGCATCTTCTTTTGTTTGCTCTCTGCTATTTATATTACTTGTCTCCATACCACGAAGCTGCAAGTTGTAGTCAAACTCCTCACGCATCAAATAAGATTTCATCTCCGCTTCTTTCTCCATTTTTTGGATATCAAAGGCTACCTCTGCTTGTTTAATCTGCATCTTAGACCTTGTCTCCAAATCAATCTTTTGCATAGCAACCTGTCCTGCCATCTCTTGAGACTTCAATTGTTGCTGAGCAATCATTGCCTGCTTCTGCATCTCATTCTTCTCTAAACGCTCTTGAGTTTTAATACGCTTCATCTTTAATAATTGATTAGCAAGTTTAATATTGCGAATCTCACGTATGTCAATTGCATCCTCAAGGTTAATGTCACCTTTAGATAATGCCATTTGGATATTACCTTCTAATTGTGCCTTTTGCTCTTCATCAGGTGAAACCTCAATGAATATACCAAAGTCATAAATATATAGGTCTTTTATCTCTTCTAATATAGATACATTGTACTTACCAATTTGATTAGCAAACTCGTCTTTAAAGTCAGCATATTGCAAAATGTCAGCAATTCTATAAGTTAAAGCCTCTGCTAATGAACGATAAACATACAAAGAACCATCAAGGATGTGTCTTGTAGCTGTATTTGAGTTTAAGGCAGCCATCTTTTGTAGACCAACTAATGAGTTAGGGTCAGGATTAGAACCATCTCTTGCTTCGTTAAGACCGGTCACAGACCTAATCATATCAACGTAGTGATTCATATTGGTAATTAACATCTGCGTTTTAGCAGCACCTGAGTTAGAGTTTAACTGAGTAATAGGCACTCTTGCGTTGTTAAAGTCACCATCTTGAGTAAAGCTACGTCCAATTACACTACCCGTTTGGAAGTATAATCTTAAAGCATCCTCAGGATTGTATGCGTTACCCGTGCCTAAGTCAATCTCGTTTAAACCATCAGCATCAATAAAGACACCATCCGGAACTGTACGTGCAATAACTTGTTGTAATTTTAAATGCGTAATTTGAATCAAATCAGCAAATGGTATCATCCTTCTACATAATGACTCAATAACTCCCTTATACATACGTGGAGCACAAGCTACATAGTTTGGTAGTGCGTGTTGAGATGCTGACTTAGGACGAACCATATTTTCAGACATCTTCCATTGTAATAAGATATTGGTACCCATTACCATAATACCTTCATACCAAACGTCAATAGTTTTCTCTATTTTCTCAAAATTTCCTTCCTCCATCATCTCGGTAGGAGGATTAAAAGTTTCATCTTTCTCGATAATACGAGAACCACCACCTTCTAAAATTTTCTTTTTATAAACTACTTTTTTAGTGGTCTTATAATTAAAATATAATAAAGTGCAAGTATCACGATTAAACATACTGTTCTCATAGAACTGTGCTACATTATAATAATCATACCACGCTTGGCTATATTGCGTAATCTCTTGTAAATCTTCTCTAGTTAAAGATTGGTCAATCTTCATTAACTCTCCTATTGGAAGCGTTTTAATCTCACCCCAATAAAAACAATCTTTAAAGAATGGGTCTTCAGTATAACTATAAACAATATTAGCAGGGTCAACATAAGAAATTTGAACGCCTGTACCTTGTAAAAATTCGTGCTTTGCAACCTCAATACCAATTACTGTTGCATCATAGTCAAGTCTCTTTCTTAAGTCATCATAATGATTCTCATCAAAAATAGTATTGATTGCTTCTTCTTCTGCAATTTCAATCGCAGGCTTAAACTTAAGCTGCATATACAACGACAACTCTTCGTCTGTTTCAGGAAGTTGCTCAGGGTCCATCATAAATGCGTCAACACCTGTCTTGTCTTTTATAGTTGTCAAAATATCTTTTGATACCATTTGAGACTCAACCATATCTTGATACTTACTTCTTTTAGCTTGAGACATTGCATCTTGTGCATATGCCTTAACCTTAAAAAGCCTATCAGACATTCCGTTAACAACAATGTCAACAAACTTTGGTATGATAGGTACAGGAGTCCAATCTAAATTTAAATAAGATAAATCACCATCAACAGCTAATTCGTTTTTGTATTTACCAATTGGTTGTTCTCCTCTTGCATATAGTCTTAGCCTACGGAAATCTCTCCATTGGCTATAGTACCTACAAGAGTTACCATCTTTACGGAACCACTCATATTGTATGCCTTGCCCCACTTGAAGTCCAAATTCCTTCGATGCTCTTTCCGCATCAGTTGCTAATTGACTTGGGAAAGATGTGGCATTTATTTGTACTGTTACATTTTTCATCTAATTAATTGACTTGTTGTTCCATCGTTTTTATACTTAGCAAAGTTAATAATTAAATTTGATTCTTTTTTCTCAGGCATATATAAATGCTTTTGGTTAGCCATTATACATAAACCTGAACTAATAGAGGCATCAAATTTTGTTCTATCGTTTATATCAAACCTTGCCCAATCTTCAAGAGTTCTTGTAAATGGCATCGTGCCCATCTCCTCAGGGTCTCTATATTTTGCTTCCAAATCTAATCCTACAAACTTCTCGATGTAAGACTCAATTGCAGAAGCGTGTGCTTGCTTTACATCTTCTGATGAGTTTGGAATACCTCCTAACTCTTTCTCAGTCTTTGTTAACTTAGCCATTTGCTTATCAGGTCTATTAACAGAAAAACCTCTGTACCCTCTATTTTTAATATGATACAAAAGTCTTGGCTTGTTATTCTCCACTAAGATAGGCATTCCGTAGAATATACACGCCATTAGTACCTCTTCAAAAAATATTTCTGCTGTTTGTGGACGAGCAATGTACTCCAAAAAGAATTGATTGACAGGAGCGTCATCCATATGAAACTTAGTCATACCGTGTAGTGCACCATTAGACCCACGTCCTCCAACCACGGCTGAGATATCATACGAGTCACACCCAAATGAGCCAAGATGGTCATTGCCGGGATATTTAATCCCATTGCGTATGTGAATATTATTCTGCATATGCTTAGGTGGTGCCCAAGCAATATTAAACCTACCACGAGTATCAGGTGTCCAAATAACCTCAGTATCCTTAATGCCATCTTTCCACGAAAAAGACCCACGAGTAAGGTAATGCTCCTTAATCATTGAGTCATTATAATCAATCTGCTGATATAGTTTTGTTAAATTAAACAAAGCCTGCTTGCTCTCATCTCTGAAAGCGTGAGACTCTGTACGTGGAAACTGACGATAAAATTCGTTTAGTGCGTCAGCATCACTTTTTAAAGATTCAACCTCTGCTTCCCAATAGTCAATGGCTCCGTTTATAATCCAATTGCCATCTACGCCCATTATAGGCTCATCAGGCTTGCGAAATACAGGATGACCATATCTATCAATGAATCCTTCCATATTCCATTCCATCGGCACAAATAGGGCATATAAGCCACTCTTAGTCTGTCCGTTAGCATTACGAACTTTTACATTTGAATCCTCGTAGATATCTTTGTAGTTCTGACCTCCTTTGCTTAAAGCATTAGACGTTGAACCCATCATACACTTACCAATAATTTTACTACCTAAACGCAAACAGGTTTTAGTTACACGCCAATTCTCTTTGATGTTTACAGGTTTAGTCCACTTGGCAGACTCATCGTGAGCCAAGAACAATAGTTTTTCTCCATCATATGAGTTGTCTTCCGTATTCTTCCAATCTATTGATGTATCTAATCCGTCAATCTCATTGTCGTTAGATTCATACATATTCTTCTTGGTAATCTTAGATGCAGGAACTCTAAATGCCAACTCAGTCTTTGGCTTGTCCATACCATCCATAACGGGCTTAAAAAAGAAAGGCAAACGACTATTGATAGGAACTACCTTGTCGGTAAACATCTTTTTAGCATCAGCACCCGTCTTGGACAGGATACCTATACGTGCGTCACGTGCGAGCGTACCTATGTTAATACACTCCGAAGATGACATAAATGAGAATCCCGAACGTCTAATCTTTAGATATATCATACCAAAAGACCTTGGGTCAGCACGACAAGCCTCCCAAAATATCCAATAGACTCTATTCGCTTCACGAAAATCAGGGTACCCTATGTCAATGCTTGACCACTGCAAGTACATATAATGTGAGCCTGTTATGTAGGTCTTGACCCCATTATTCATAAACCAAAAACCTTGGTCTCTATAGTCGAACTCCTGTTCAATATAATCAACCCAACGGTCTTTAAATTCTTTTGGCTTTTCATTCCATTGAAATATGGATTGTATTTTAAACAACTCTCGTGGCAGTTCTTGACGCTCCCAATATTGTTCAGCTTTAGTGGAGTGTCTTTGAAGACACTTTTCGGGTGTAGCAGGAAGAGCAATAAATAATCCCTCTATCTCTACTATCTGTCCTATCTGTCCGGTCTTTGAGATAACAATAACATTATACTGCGGATTATAACCATACAACCACGACCTCACCCTATTTTTATTAGAGATGACGGCAGCCGGTATATGGTTATCCACTATACGGCATAAACTATTGCTTTGACCTTCTTTCTGCAAATCCTTGTTTTGTATCTGTTTTACTTATTCCTCTGTCTGCGGAATCCAAATTTTCTTTCTCCGCTTCTATCCTACTTAGTATCTCAAATGCATCAAAGATGGCTAATTTCTTAGCCGCTGCTGCGTTTTTCATCTTATCTGCTGACACGTCTGTATCTGACTCGGTATTAATAATATCCTCCTCAGCTACTTTTACAAGGTGGTTAACCGCCTTGTACCCCGCTTCAATAATACGTAGTTTTATTTCTTTAGTGTCTCTCATTATTTAGCCTTTAAAAATATTATCTGAACTAACCTTGCAGTTTGTGCTTCTCCAAAATTATGGAATAAATTCCTCGAGTGTGGAGCGTCTGAGTTAAAAGCTATCATACGATTGAACTTAGAGTACATTGTAAGCAGTGGTTTCTTGTCTTCATCGTAAATAGTAGTCCCATCATCCTCAGGAGCCTGCTCATTTAAATACAAAAGACAGGTGATGTCACCCATCATTTCATCTGTATGTACAAAATTTGGCTCTTCTTGATTAAGTGGTGACTTACGAATAAAGTTTAAATCTATCTTGTAATCAGAGAATAAATTAGTGACGTATAGGGCAAACTCATCGTTACTATCCCTTGGTTGAATATTTCTGAAAGTGTACTCCCCGTCTGCCACGTCTTGGAATCCGTGTAAGTGTATATCTTCCACATATGATAATGGGTTTTTGATAATATTGTCGAATGTGATTAGATTCATAATTTCATTGTTATTTGGTGGTCATACATCCTATATAATTTCTCATCATCTACCGTAAACTCGTATTCACTATCAGGGCTAAAACATACCATATCTCCTGCCTTGATACCACGCTCAAGTAAGTACTCGTTAGGGTACTTCATAATACCCATAAGGGGTTCCTCTGAAAATGGTTTTTTGATATAGCTTTCTGTAGCAGAAATGGGTTTGATAAAGCAATACCTATCGTAAGCGTTCCACGTGGAGTCTTGCTTATACATATAGAACTGCTCGGTCTCAATAAAGAATAGGTCGTCTTTAAAAAAAGACTTGCCACTCTTCTGCCTACCTTTCATATCGTTATAAAACTTGAATACGTTATGGTGCACAAGTAAAGTGTCACCTGCTCTGATAGGACCGTTGTAACCCAATGGAAGTTCAACGACTTCTGCAAATCGGTTGGAAAACTTATGGTCCTCCTCGGAAGTGCTGACAATAAAGTCAATACCTCCTATCTCTTTTGTATTGTCGTATCTTCTTCCATTAACCGGCTTGGCTATGAAATAGAATGGAGACTGCATTAGATATTGATGTTATATTCAATAGATATAGGAATGGTGGAGGTAAACTCTTTCCAAAGCACTACCTCCGCCTTCTCATTTATAATAAAGATTTGGATAGACTTTTTCTCAGGATTAAGCCTGATAAGATGAATTTCGTTAGTATCACCAAGGATTTTCTGCCCTACAATATAGTGCATAGCACCACCTTTGTAGTCGGGTCCTATTGATATTTTACGAATGTCCATTATAACTCCTCCTCTTCTTCATCTTTGATAAACTCAATACCTTCGGTCCAATCTTCAAGAAATGTAAAAACTTCAAGACCTTTTGCATTAATAACATCAATAGGCTTAAAGTCAAACTCTTTTTCACCCAATTCTTTAATTTGAGCAGTTAGTTTTTTAACACCATCTTTAGTGAACTTATAGCCACCTTTGTCATCTAATAAAAGAATGTCTTTGTCGTCAGTAGAAGCATTGTCAAGTCTTAAGTCTTCCACTTGGGATTGATAACTTTCGTGAGTAGGTTTAACCTTCTCGTACAACTTGAATAACTTCTTTTGAATTTTTGTCTCTTGAGACCCGATAACCGCATTAATTGATGCGACTAAAATGTTTAATTGATTGTACTTTTTTTTGATTTCCATTTGATTAAATTTTAATATAACTATGCTTATGCATAGTTATGTAAAAGTAATGAATATTTATTGAACTATGCAACTACTTCGTCAGAAATAATTGTAAGATTTAACTTCCCTGCAGCCCAAGTATAAGCCCACTCATTTGCGTCTGAAGCAGCATCCCAATCCAAATAATCTTGTCCTGACATGGTCAATGAACCATTTACCAATGTATTATACATAAGCATTGGAGTAGGAGGAGTAGGAGGAGGAGTTATAAGCTCATTTAACTGATACTGAAAGTTTGCACTTGTGGATAAGTTGTCATAAGAAGAACTTAATACAAATTGTGTTGCTTCTTTCTCTTCGCCATTTTGCCAAGAGGAAACGGGTTGAATTGTTTTTGCCATTTTTATTTTATTTTATTGTTTAAATACTACTTGATTTTATTTCTTCAATAACAGGTGGGACATAATCTCCTATTATTGTAAGGTTTAATTGTTCAGCTACCCAATCCCAAGCGTATTGGTCAATAGTCCATTGGGTGTATGCTTCGCCTGTCATAGTCAATTCTCCCGATACTAATCTTTCCTGACTAGCATTTAAGATATTATAACTAAATACTGCACTTGTTTCTAAAATTACATTTACTGCCCAAGCGTTTAAGTAGATTCCCTCTACTCCATTCCACATTGTTACGGGTTGAATTTCTTTCATTTTATTTATTTTTTAAAGTTTCTATTTCTAATTTAAGTTCTTGAATTGCTTTGATTAATACAGGCACCAATTCTGTATATCTTACTCCTAACATTCCATCATTATTTTTATCAATTAGTTCAGGAAATATCTTTTCTACCTCTTGTGCTATTAAACCAAGATTTTGTTTTTTAAACTTGTCATCTTTATAAGAGAAGTTTATGGTCTGCAAGGTAGATAATTTTTCAACTGCGTTCTCAATATGACTATTTATGTTTTTAAGTCTAATATCCGAGTTAGCAGTCCAAGATGTAGCACCACTTGTCAAATATACACCACCGCTAAAATTTACAACAAATAAGTTATATCCGCTAGATGAATTATACATTACAAAATCACCTGCTGCCGTTCCTGTAAAAAAGTTATTGCTAGATGTTGCTAATCCTAATAATCCTACATAAGTAGCAGGGTCGGTTAGTACATTAGTAAAATAAATAGTAGGTGCTGCTCCTCCAATTCTAACTTGACCTGCTCCTGTAGCACTATATACTGTTAAATTTTGATTTGTTGTAGTTTGTGTTCCTACTGCTAATTTATAAGGTACTCTTACATTATTATCAGTTTCTCCTACAGAAAATATTTGTGTACTTAAATCTTCAGTATTAAACATACGAATACCACCATATGACGGTTGTGCACCCATACGGATACCTGTGTGCCAAGCTAAATCAAGTTTAGTAAAATTGCCACCATAATTATTCAGATTTGTACCAATGTAGTAATTACCTTGAGCGTCAGCATCACCACCACCAAACATTAATCTAGTAGAACTTACTGAACTATAGGCATTATTTGTGTAATTACCTCCAATCAGCATATAATTAGAGGTTTGTACATTAGAATTAAGTTGTATTAATGCAGCACCATATATAACAAAACCACCACTCCCATTATCTTTAACGTATTGTCCATTTGCAAAACCAAGACCCACAGGTTGTGAGAAAGTAAGTGTACCACTTAAATTACCACCTGTTAATGGTAAAGCAAATAAATTGTAATTATTACTATTCAAATACCTAACCCATCCGCTATAACTACCACCCGTTACATTACGTTGATAAATCTCATTTGCATTATCTTCCCATCCATAAGCTAATTGAGTTCCCCAATAATTTGATGCATTACTATGACGCATATTTACTTGGAACCACCAAGTACCTAAAGGACCACCTGCTGATACATCACCACCCCAAGCCATTGCAGAAACAGGTGTAGCCTGAAAAGATGTAACCCAATTTCCATTTGATACTGTTGGTGCCATAGCTGCATAAGAACGAGTTGCTGTTACATTAGTTGAAAAATATCCTGCCCCACTAACAGTTAAGTCATAACCTGATTGTGGTGTTACTGTTCCAACAGTTACAGTACCACCTGACGCATTTAATGATATATTATAAGGAGTAGCATTTCCATCTGCTCTGCCTGCTTGTAACCATACATCACCATAAGTATAACTACTACCTACTAATAAACCATAAGCATTACCTGCTGAAACATTTGTAACATACAACCCTGCTCCTGTAAGTGTTCCAAGTGTAGCTTGTCTATAATCACCACTTGTTCTTGAAGTAGCCAATAAAGTAGCATATAAATTTGTAGCTTGTAATGTACCTGTACTAGATTGAATAGTAACTGCAGCACAAGAGTATGCTATCGTTCCTATAGTATTTGTATAAGCAGCTCCCCAAAGGACCGGATAAGCGGCTGCATCAGTTCTATTAGGCAAGTAAGTGACAGAGCCTGCATTACCTGTTGTTGTTGTAGCTGAAGCAGCATTACCATTATATTGTGAACCATTAGAACTAATATTATAAGTAGCTCCATTTAAATATATAATACCATTATTATAATAATTTAAATACATAGAATTACCATTTCCTGCATCCATATGTAAATTACCATTGGTAGATTGAACCACTGCAATTAAAGCAGTACCGCCACCCCCATCCCCCCCTAATTGTATTCTTCCACCCCATGTAGCATTAGCTTGAGTTAAAAATGAAGAGTTCTGTGCTGCTGTTGCAGTGGCAGCATTACCTGTTGTATTATCAGAAACTCTTGCACTATCTACTCTTACACCATAAGTACCTGCTCCATTCCATCCCATTAATGTAGGGTAGGAGGCAACCCAATTACTTGAAGGATTAGTGGAATTTACACTTGTTCCACTTGGAGAAGTGCTTTGAGATGCATCAAATATAACGTGATTATTACCATAGTTTTTCCAAGCTAACAATCCTACAACATTACCAATAACTGTAGAACTATTCCAAGTTGTTTGACTTGTTGAAGGAACATAATATCCATCTGTAACTTGACTTCTAAAATGAGCAGGTGTTGATTTTCTTAAATAGTTATCAGTTGTATTTTGTGTCCATATTTGACCTATAGTAGGGTTTTCAGAGTTACCTGCAGAAGCATTGAAATAACTTCCAAATATATAAGCACCTGTGATATTTCCTCCTGCACTTATTGCTCCTACAAAAGTAGCAAGACCTGATGACGCTATTCGGACTTTCTCACTATTGTTAATACCAAATAAAATTGGTCCACCTGAATAGTTATGTAAAACAAAGTCACCTGCTGCTGCTCCTGTAATAAAATTATTTACTGCTGTTGCCATACCCAAATAACCTACATAGCTATTTGTATTGGTATCAGTATTTGTAAATGCAATTGCAGGGGCAGCACCTGCTGCTCTAAATTGTGCAGTTTCAGTTGCTGAATAAACAGTTAATCTATGTCCTGTTGATGTATTAGTAGTTCCTACAATTAAATTACCGGGATTTGTTAAAACCATTCTTCTTTCCCAACCACCCCCACTTGCTAAAGTCCACCAATCTAATCCATAAGCGGCATTCATTTGTTGTAATTGCCAATTTGTTGCACCAACATTAGTTAAAGCAATAAATGAACCTGCACCTACTGTATCACTAGACCCTGTTGATATTTGAAATCCATCCCCACTTGTCATTGTAAGCCTTGTACCTGAATCTTGTAAAATACTATTTCCTATTGCACTGCCACTTGTCCATTTAGGAACATAACCCGCTGTACCTGTCCCTGTAACCGGATTAGTTAAAGCTGATTGCTTATTATTAAACGTAGTCCAATCTGCGGCACTTAAGGCACCACGATTAGCTGCCGATGCAGTAGGTACATTTAATGTAATTACAGGTGTTGTAGTACTATTAGCAACTGTACTTGACAAGTCAGTGCCTGTTGTTCCAATTGTTAAAGCTGCTACTGATGTAACTGTACCAATGCCTGAACCTCCAACTAAAGCCAATGTACCACTTGTATCAGGTAAAGTGTAAGTTCTATTTGCACTTAATGAAGAACCTGATAATATAGCTACTTTTGTACTGCCACCAAAATATACACTTAAAGAATCAGTTGCTATTGATGTTAATGAAATATATCCAACCCCACTTATTGATGCAGATGCCGCAATTTCAATATTTAATGAATTAGCAGTGGTACTTGATTTATTAACTATTATACCTTTATTATATTGTAAATTAGAAGTTAAATTATAAACACCTAAATCAACACTTGTAGTCGCTCCTGTATATGGAACATAACCTGTTAAAGAAGGTATTTGACTTGTTAAGGCTAAAGTGCCTGTTGCACCCGGAAGTGTATATGTATAAGTACCATTACTAATAGTTGAGGTCAATACAAGCTGTCCTGATGCTTCTAATCGCATCTTTATAATATTCCCAATTCCAAATAATATTGGATAACCTGAATAGTTTTGAACCACCATATCACCTGCAGCAGTGCCTGCCATAAAGTTATTTACTGCCGTTGCTATACCTACATAACCTGAATAGCTATTTGTATTGGTATCAGTATTTGTAAATAAAATTGCGGGAGCAGCACCTGCTGCCCTAATTTGTGCTGTTGCCGTTGCTGAATAAACAGTTAATTTATGTGCTGATGTTATGTTTCCGGTTCCTATTAATATGTTTCCACTATTATCATATATAACACTATTTGCTATTGCACTTGTACCTGTAAATTTAGGTATATAGTTAGCATTTCCTGTACCTGTAACCGGATTAGTTAATGCACTTTGATATTGAGGAATGTTTAAAGTAGCACCTACCAAAGTAGCAGCACCACTCGTACCCGTAGTTGTTAAAGTTATTGTAGCTTGCTTATTATTAAACGTATTCCAATCAGTACTTGAAAGGTATCCATCGCTTGCAGTACCTGACTGTGTAATGCTTATTGCACCTGTAATATTACTATACACAATAGGAGCCGTTCCGCTTAATGAAGCTAATGTAATAAAGTTAGCACCATTGGTTAGCTGACTTGTATTGGTTGGTATAGTTATAATACCTGTAGTGCTATTGTAAGCACCACTACCTGCCGTAAATGACAATGCCGCACGTGCTCTACTATCTAAGTAATATTGGTTAGTCGCACCTTCAGGAATATTGTCAGTAGTTAAACTAACAGCACCTGTCTGTCCGTTCACACTTACCACAGCGTCAGTATTATCTACCTGCTGCCATACACCTCCATTAAATATTGCCCAATCGCCCACAAACCAATCTGTAATTCCATCAAGATTTGTAGTACCTGCCACTGAAACAATGTAGTAATATCCTTGCACGCCAACACCACTCGCTAAAGCAGGTGTATTAGTCGCTGCGTTCCAAGTGCCTTGATAAATGGTACTACCAATCAAACCATTGATTTGATTTTGTAACTTACCAAATGCCGTAAGCATTGTATCAGTCGCTTGAACAGTTCCTCCGGTAATATTAACTCCCGTAAGAACCTTTCCTGTTACTGATGCGTTGTTTAATGTAACTGCAGCAGCACCCGGACCTGTAGCCGTTGCCTCACCCGTTAATGAGGTAATGTAGTTGCCGGCTACTTGTTTGCTATTAAAAGTCGTCCAATCAGTTGAACTTAAATATCCATCCTGACTACCACTTGATTGTTGAATTGTAATGTTTGGAGTAGAACCACCGCTTGATGCTAATGGACTACTTGCTGTTACGCCACCTACCTTAGTATTAAATGTTGACCAATCAGCAGCACTTAAAGCACCACGATTAGCAGCACTCGCTGTAGGTACGTTCAATGTGATTACAGGAGTTGTTGTTCCTGTTGCCACGCTTGAACTTAAATCAGTTCCTGTTGTTCCTAATGTTAATGCAGCTACTGATGTAACTGTACCCACACTCCAACTTCTATCTGCACTTAAGTCGTATGCAGTACCATTAATGGTTAACTGCCTTGACGTTGGTACATATCCACTTAAAGCAGACCCGTAATCAGGAATGTTAAATACACCTGTAGTGCTATTATATGTAGCAGCACCACTCGAACCTGTAGTTGTTAAACTAATAGCCGCTCTTGCTCTACTATCTAAATAGTAAAGATTTGTTCCTTCAGGAACAACTGTTGTATTTAATGTTTGAAAAGTTTTATCTCCTCTATAATACTGCAAAGTTGTTCCTGCAGTAATAAGTGGTTGCTTATCATTAAATGTATTCCAATCTGTAGAAGAAAGGTATCCATTAGTTGACGCTCCTGATTGTGTAATGCTAAATGTTCTGTTTTCACTCAAATCACCTCCTCCTTGTAATGGAGCAGTAGTTGAAATAGTTGTTGCAGCATTTGCCGGAGTGTATCCTAATATGCCACCAATAGTATTTAATTGGTATCTGCTATTAGTAGTATCCCAATAGATACTTTGATTAGCTGTAGGACTTGGAGCATAGACGTTGTGCAATTCACCGAGTTCGTAACCCGTATCAATTGCCATATAAATCTTACCATTGTTAGCGTGAGCATATACTACATATCCAACAATTACTGAGTGATTAGGAGCAACAGGTCTTACGTTTGTAAGTTGACCTGCAATTGTGCTTGATAGATAAAGAATATCTCCATCTACCCAAGTTTCTCCTTGAAGAGAACCGGTTGTGTTAATACTTTTAACCTCACCAAGAGAAGTAACAAATCCTTCTTGGTTATTATTAATTGTTTCAGTAACAAGACCTATTACCTCAGTACTATTATTCTCATTATTACCTTGAGCCAAGACAACAGCGAGACGCTGTCCTTGTGCTCCACCTTCTGCTACTTTTCTTATTCTTACAACTTGATAATTTGCTTCAAGTAAGTCAATGCCTGATTTATTTACTACCCTTGTAACCATTTCCTGTCCGATTTGAAGAGTAACATTGTTACCCATCAATCTTAAATCCATTGTTCCATCGGTAGAGTTCCACTGCATACGTCCAACCTGCAATGCACCTGTTGGTGTCAAGTCAGCTTGGAAGTATCCTGCAGAAATGCCAAACTCCCCAAGGTCAACATTGGTAGTTGCCCCTGTATAAGGAACGTATCCTGTTAATCCCGGGAATGTTCTAAGTGCTCCCGTTCCATCAATATACTGAAGTGTTGTACCGGCTCCCGTAACGGCAATTGTGCCATTTGAAGTCAATGGTGAGTTTGCAACACTAAATGCAGCAGGCATACTTACACCTACTGACGTTAATCCCGTATCAATATCAGACCAACTTGCAGTAATTGTGCCACCATCTTGTTGGTTAAGCGTCAGTGTCTTTGTTGCTGTACCCGTAACTGCAGCACTTATAATTGAATCATTGTATGCTGTATTCCAATTAGCTGAGTTGTCAGTGATATATGAAATAACACCGGCAACAGACTTAACTAAGCCCGTACCGTTTAAGTAATTTTGCTTACCATTAAACGTGTTCCAATCAGCACTACTTAAATAACCATTCTGAGTAGTATTTGCTACTTGAATAGAAAATGCTCCTGTAAGATTGTTATAACTTAACGGAGATGTTGCACTTAATGAAACTAATGTAATATATCCTGCTCCATTTAATATCTGATTATTGTCAGTTGGTATTGTAATTACCCCTGTTGTACTATTATACGCTCCTGAACCTGCAGCAAATGAAAGTGCCGCTCTTGCTCTTGAGTCTAAGTAATATAAATTTGTTGCTCCCTCCGGAATATTGTCAGTCGTAAGACTTACTGCTCCAACCTGTCCATTGACAGAAGTAACTAAGTCTGTATTGTCTACTTTGTTCCACGTAGAGCCATTAAATATTGCCCAATCGCCCACTTGCCAATCAGTAATACCATTTAAGTTGGTATTACCTGCTACACTTACAATATAATAATATCCTTGCGTACCTACACTACTTACTAAAGCAGGTGTGTTAGTAGCCGCATTCCATACACCTTGGTATTGAACACCGCCAATTAATCCATTAATTTGATTCTGTACTTTACCAAAAGCTGTTAAAATACTATCTGAAGAAGATATTGCACTTCCTGTAATATTTAATCCTGTTAAAAGTTTACCTATCACAGCAGCATTGCTAAGTGTAACTGATGCTGCTCCCGGACCCGCACCTGTGGCTTCGCCTGTTAATGAGGTAATATAATTACCTGCAGGTTGCTTATCGTTAAACATCAACCAATCAGTACTTGAAAGATATCCACTTAAGCTACTACTTGATTGTTGTATTGATATGTTAGGATTAGCACCTCCTGTTGAAGACAATGGAGTTGTTGCTGTAACAGACGAAACGCCTGTAGCAAGCGTCCAAGACCTATCTGCTGCTAAATTATAAGTAACACCATTAATTGTAAGCGTTCTTGTTAATGGTACACCGCCAAGACCTGATAATGTATAGTTAGGAACATTAATTACACTTCCAACTAATGTTGCAGGTCCACTTGAGCCAACAGTTGTTAAACTTACTGCCCCCTGCTTTCCATCAAATGTAATCCAATCTGCACTTGATAAATACCCATTTTGAGTACTGCTTGCTTGTTGAATTGATATATTCCTAGTAATACTATTTATACTTAAAGGACTTGTAGCCGTATAAACAGGTAAATCTACCCATTGAACTTTTGTTCCCGTAGAAGATAGTAATTGACCTGCTGTTCCAACTGATGCGTCTTTGTCTTTTAAAGTGCCATTAACACTCAAACTTGTATTAGATACTACATTATTAGCAGTAGCCGTCAAAGCCTGAATATTAGAAGTTAAAATAACATTTATGTCAGCAGTATTGCCTGATGCAAGAACTTGTTGTAAAGTAGGTATTACATTAGGAATGCTGTACCACTCTACTTGAGTTCCTGTACTTCTTAATACCTGCCCGGCAGTACCGATAGAGTTTAACCTATCATATAATCCGCCTGTTATTTTAGTTTGACCCGTTAAATTGCTGTTTAATATATTAGCGGTACTACCTACATTTAAAGTAGTAGTAGTAATAATTCCTGTAAGATTAATATTCTGAGTTGCGGTATTACCAAAATTCAATACTCCTTGTAAGGTATTTCCCGGAATATTAGGGATGAATAAGTTCAATAACTCACTTAACGTAAAGTTATATGTTATATCCTCAGGCTCTCCGCCTACGCTTGTACCTACTAGCTTGTCGGCAAGTTTAGGTACAGGAGCAACTTCGTATATACTAATCTTTGACATCCGCTATAAAATTTTAAACGTGAACTATCTTCAAGGTATCTCCTGTCCTATAAAGTTTTCCTATTGCCAATCCTCCTGCAACAGCAGCGGCATTGTCTGCATAAATTGGGACACTTCCTATTATAATAGTTGAAGCACTAAAATTTGCGGAAAATAAATTTAATAGCTGCTGTAACGTAAAATTATAAGTGACATCCGCAGGAACACCATCAATGCTTGTTCCTATAAGTTTGTCTGTTAATTTTGGTAACGCAACAACACTATATGAATTAATTTTACTCATTTTTTTCTTTTTCTTTTTGAGTTACTTCGCCCGTTTGCATATTAATTATTGAATCAGCACCATACTTATCAATAAGAATCTTCTCATTGTTAGTAAAGGCTTCAACAATAGTGTGTGCCTGTTTGATTAACCCTTGTTTTTGCAATTCAAGTTCGCCAAGACCTATTTTTATCTTAGTGTACTCTGCTGAACCTGTCTTAATAAAGTCTAATTCTTCTGCTGTTAAATTTGCCATTTAATTTGATTTATTTACTCTGTAGAGTAGCACAAAGTATATCTTTTATTTCCGTACTACTCTACGGAGTGACTTAATTTTTAATTTATACAAATATAGTAAATAAAAATTATCATTTTATTCCAAATCTCCATATAAGCCAAAGACAAATAGGTATAAGGCATAACCATATGTAAAATAAGAAATTTGCCTTCTTTTCAGTCTTCTTCTCAAATCCTTTTTCTTTTACATCCTTCTTTACTAATACCGTGTTCTCTGACGACTGAGATATAGTTATCTTGGACGTATCCACTACGTGTCTACGTGTTTTTTTAAGCCTAACTGTAGCATTAAAGTACTGCTTACCATCAATTATTAATGGCTTAGCTGTATCAATGGGGATTATCTCAATCTCATCAATGTCCTCTTTAATAGAAATAGCGTTCTGTTGTACAGAGACGCTATCCTTTTTTTCGACAGCCGTGCTGTCAATATGTGTTTCTACTTGTGTCTTAGTAACCGCCACCTTCCTTGCTGCACAAGAGAATAATAGGGAACTAACCAACAATAATGTAAGATACTTCCCCATATATTATTAGATTAATACAAAGCCATTCTTGTCAACTTTGCCTGTGTTATGTAATGCTTGTAGTTCAGAAACAGATTTACCAAGTGTTTTTTGGAAGTGAGGAGCATCATTAAATTTCCAATCACCACCCCATTCGTAGCCATATCTTTTAAAAATAGCCACTACTTCCTGCCAATCACTCTTACCATCACCATCAAAGTCAGTCTTTAAGTCCCAACTTGCCGTCTCAAATGTTCCGTTCTTATCTTTATCTACTAATAGAACAATATCAATAGCCAAGCCATAATTATGGTAAGACTGACCACCTTTAGCTTTTGTTACAATGGCTCCCGGTTTTGTTCTTCCTTGAGCATATAATGCATCTTGCTCAGCAAATGTTCTAAGCGTATAAGCAAAACGACAAGCTGCCGTGCCTGTTAAAGCTGCCACAATCTCATCATACATAGCCAACGCTTCTTCTCTTAATTTAGGGTGGAGCAATTGGATTCGCTCTAATGTTTTTTGGTCTTTCATTATTCTTCTTTTTTAGTATCGTTTCCTTTAAATCCTTTTACAAGGGTTGTTACTGACTCAATGGTTGTAAGACCTAATGCTACAGCACTAAGTGCAAACGTTGCCCATACAAGAGAATCTGCCGGAGCATAATTATCTGTAGACTTTGAGTTATCATACAAAGTATAAAATAGCACAAACGCACCAATTATACCTACTAATCTCTTGCTTGATGTTCCGCTTTCTGAGGAAAAAAATCCTGAAAGCCATCCAAATACTTTTTTCATTTAATCATTATTTGTAGTGTCAACTTTAGTCTTTCCCCAAAAATTCTTCTTCTCTTTTATCTGAATGGTATCGTGTATATATACCGTATCAATCCTAACTTTAATACCGTTAATTTGACTAATCTCATTTTTAAGGTCTTTCACTTCTGCTTTCAAAGTTACAATTTTAGTAATTGCCTGAGCAACCAAAATCTCTTCTTTAGCTTTAGCTTTTTTATGAACGTGATGAAAGTTAGTGTGATTCTCTTTTGCCTTAGTAATTAACTTATGAAACTCCGCATCTTTTTGCGTCTCAGCATCTTGTTGTTGAGCACTAAGTGTGCATCCTGTCAAGAAAAGAAAAAATAAGTATTTCATTACTTTATGTTTTGAATTTTACCTAATTGCTCTAACGTACTAAGTTTTGAAGTAGCCGCAGCCAATGATGAGTCAGTTCTTCTAAGTGTAATCTGCATCACCTCAACTTTGCCTTCTAACTTCTCAACCTTTACATTCTGAGAAACTATCTGCTCTTTAAAAGTAGACTTAACGTCTATGTATAGGTATGATATTGCTATCAATACTAAGAATAACGTAGCAACAATTGGATTCTTTGCAAATGTCTTGAAGTCCATTATGCTCGTTACAGGATTTAGGTTTTTAACTGCCATTGTACTATTATTTATCGACCTTGACCTCGGTACGCTTTTTTATAAAGTTTACTTGTCTTCGTCTTGCTTGTTTGTGTCTTTGCCGCAAGTCCTCTTTTCTTTGGCTTCTTAATATAAGAACTGCCACTTGTTGATTTTGCCATTATTTTCTAACTATATATTCAGTAATAACTTTTAATGCACCTAATCCAACCAACGTAACCAACGCATAGAAGTAAGCCTTGTACTTTTTTAGTTCGACTTTTAACTCATACACCTCCTTTTTAACTTCTTTGAAGTTACCTATGAGCCCACTTGAATCTTTATCTATTGGATTACCGGCTAATAAAGTATATACATCTTTTAGCATAGCCTTCATCTCAGATACCTCTGTCTTGATAGACTCTAACTCGTCTGCCATAATATCAAGTCTGCTGTTGTCTTGGTTACTCATCATAATCCTTGAATTACCAAAGTGCGTTAATAAGTGTTGCTGTTGTACCACTACCTGAGGACTTAACTTTCAATACTTGTACCGGTAATACTGTTCCAATTGGAACTGCGTTAAATATAACGTCATCACCACCGATAGTTGTAACTGCTACGTTACCTGCACCGCCAATAAACAAATAACAACCATTGTTGCCATAGCTTGTTTGAGGAGATTGCTGATAAATAACATAAGTCTTAGAAGTAGCTGTGAATATGTCTGCATTAAGAACAACTACAGTTGCACTTGATACAGATACCACGGTTGCTGCTGTTCCATCAGTTGTGTTGTAAACAACATCACCAACGGCTACGTTTAAGTTTAGGAAGTCGCCTGCTGAGTTAACCAATTGATTGGTTACAGCAGAAGTATTTGTTCCTGTACTTATAGTTTGAGGAGAAGGAACAACCGCATTATCAGTAGGTATAACTCTTAATGCTCTTGAAAATGTTGTTTTAAAAACTGACATATTTTTTATTTTTTATCTTGATAAGGAAATGCTCTATTTAATGCGTCTTTGCGTGCTTTGCATCCACAATCTTTACCTGTTACTTTAGCTACAGTTTCTACTACCTTCTTAATTCCGGTAGCTGTTGTGAACTTTTCAATAGTATCGCCAAGACCTTTACTTTTTTTTTCTTCTTGTTCCATTTGATTTGATTTAATATTTTCCTTTACGACCTTTAGGATTACTTGTTGTTGAACCACCCGGACCTGCCCATAAGTTTTTGCACGCCCAATATCTTGGAGTTAATTTATCTGTAGCTGTATCGCAACTATGTCTTGCTTTAAAACTTTTACGAGCAGCAGCAGAATAATTATTCCCATATCCCTTTGCTCCAAAGTGGAGGAGTTTCTCCTCCCCATTGGAACAGGCTTTAACCATCTTCTTCTTCCCCGGTCTATCCGAAGCAGTAGGACGGTTACATTGCATTTTTGACTTATCAGCCATATAGATTAGTTTCTAAAATCTCTTCTTGAATGACCCGGCTCTTGGGGTTTATCTTCTTCTTTTATTTCAGGAATAGCGTAAGCATCTTTTGGAGCAACTGCTTTTTTTACTTCAGCAACTACCTCTTCAGATACCACAACATCTTCTTGAATTACTTCATCAATTAGTTTTGACTTTGCCATAACTTTTGTTTTAAAGATTAATACATTGCTTTTTTAGTTGCACCTTTACCTGCACCTGTAATCTTTCCTTTAGAAGGAACACCACCTACCATACCTAATGCTTTTACTTTGATTGCACCTTTGATTGATGGTCCACCGCCTGAAGGCATTTGCATTCTTGATGAAGCGGGTAAATTTGGAGTTGACTTTGCCATTTTTTTAATTTTTATTTTTTTTATAATGATTGTAAACCTTGTAAACCTTTTAATCCTTTAACACGACTAATAGCACTTTGCTTAATAGCTTTAGCCCTACCTAGTCCATCTTTTAATCTCTCTTTACCTTCTTGCATAGCTTTAATTTTTCTTGCTTGCTCATTCTTGAATGTAATACCATTCAATGTTTCTTGAAGAGTCTCTACTTTTTTGCCTTGTACCATAAATTAAAATTATTAACTTTACAGTACAAATGTAATAAAATTTAATGAAATGAAATCACCACCAAATGATTACCTAAAATTTTGGAGGGTCATCAGGTATTATATGAAGGCAAAGCACGGACTTAGCCAAGCTGACCTAGACACCATTCTGTTCCTTTACTCAGAAAGCTACTTTGGAAAAGAGAAGTTTGACGAGTTTAATGAACTTGTTAGTTGGGAAGTAGGAAGATTTGAACGCTTACGCAAAGATGGGTGGATTGAAAAGTTTAGAACAAGAAGTAGTAACGGAAGAGCACTCTATCAACTATCCTATAAAGCTAATAACTTGGTGGTAGACATCTATAAAAAACTAAACGGGGAAGAAATCCCCGTCAGTCTATCGTCTAACCCTCTATTTTTAAAGAATGTATCCTACAATGATAAGGTCTACCGCAATATGATTGTTAGTATGAACGCTTATCAAAGAGCCAATAAGTACCGAAGCCCTACACCACAACCACCACATCCCTCTCAGAAATAATGGTATATTGCATATCATCAATCAGCATTGTAAAGCTGTGTGCCTTGTCGTAGTACAACTCATCGCCCTGTTCAATAACACTTACGTCAGTTCCGGACTCAATCACCATCGCACGCTTGTAGCGTAACTGATTGGTATCCTCCCCTGACAATAACAAACCGCTTTCAGTTGTTATTGTCTCTTGGATGTCTTTTACGATAATGTATTTGCCTATTGGTTTCATTTTCTAATCGTTTAATACTATTACCCAATCTTCAGCAAGCATATCAGTTTGAGATGCTAACCAAGGGACTCTGCTTTTAGGAGCGTCCGGATTTTCTGTTTGTAACTCTGTTGTATCAATGAAGATATATGGGCTTGTCATTTTAGAATGCTCATCAGGAATTTGTAATTCAATAAAAATTCCTTTACCATTCCATCCTTTGCGAGCAATCTTTGCTCCAATTTTTAAATCTTCTAATGCTTGTCCAAAATTCATAGTATTTAATTTTAATTTTTTGTAGGCTAAAGCCTACGGATTATTGTTGTTGCTCATATGTACGAGCCATTGTGATAATTGCGTTTGTACTTAGGATGGTTACAGCTACGCTGACTGCGTTTTGCAACGCTGACCTTGTAACTTTCAATGGGTCAATAACACCCATCTCAACCAAGTCACCCATCTGACCGGTCTTCAGGTTGTACCCGTGACCAAGTGGAGTAGCATCTTTATACACATCGCTTGGTTTAAGACCTGCGTTAGCTAATATCTGTTGGAATGGAGCCATTAATGCGTTACGAACAATATCAAGTGCTGCATTATATTCAAGACTATGACTTGGAGCACCTAAGTCAGATGCTTCATCAAGCAATGCCTTACCGGCTCCCGGTAGTATTCCTTCCTCAAGTGCGGAACGAACTGCACAAACTGCATCATCAACCCTGTCATACAACTCTTTTTGCTCAAGGTCAGTCTGACCACCTACGAATATTACCCCAATGCCACCCGTAAGTGATGCTATTCTCTCCAACAAAAAGTCTTTGTCACCTTTCTTAGTCGCTTCTTTGTGTGCATCCCATAACTGCTTAACCCTTTCGTCAACTAATTTCTCATCAGCTTTAGCTGTACTTCTTATAATCACCGTCTTATCTTTGCTCACTATTACCTTACCTGCGTGCCCCAAGTCTCCATAGTTGATATGGCTTAAGTCATCACCCGTCTTCTCGCTGTAGTATGTTGCTCCAACGCTAATTGCAATGTCTTGCATCAACTCGTGCTGCTTGTATCCAAAGTTTGGCGGAGGCACAGCTACCACTTTCAAGTTCCCCTTAACTGAGTTTGCTGCAAGCGTGTTCACCACATTTGTGTTACACGGAGAGATGATAAGCAGCTTCTTGCCTTCTGATATAATTGGTTTCAACACATTCTCAATCTGTAAAATATTCGCTATCTCCATATCACATACCAAAACCATCACATCCTCAAACACACACTCGTCTTTCTTAGCATCGTTGATAAACATCGGACTCAAATAACCCCTGTCAAATTTCAACCCCTTAGTTGTCTCTGCATAGGTCTCTGATGTCTGACTTCTTTCCACTGTCACAATACCCGTCTTACCCACATCCTTATAAACCTCCGCAATAATGCGACCAATCTCTCTGTCGTTGTTGGCAGAAATGCTCGCCACGTCTAATAGCATCGTGCTGCTGACCTTTTTAGCCTTACGCCTTAACTTGTCCACCACCTTGTTACTAATGTCCACCATATGTCTTAATACCTCGGTTCTGTTCATATCCTCTTTGATATGCTCAAGTCCTCCAAGTACCAATCCCTCAGTCAACACAATTGCTGTTGTCGTTCCATCCCCTGCAGCGGTAGCTGTTTTGTCTGCCGCTTCCTTCATCATCTTAACCGCAAGGTTTTCGCTTGGGTCAATGAGGTCAATTGACTTAGCAACTGTTACACCATCCTTAGTAACTGTGATGCCGTGTGTGTGATGTGGACTCTCAATGAGTACAGTGTTACCACTTGGTCCAAGAGTTGACTTAACAGCCTTAGACATCTTAACGACACCACTAATAAGTTTTTTCCTTCCTTCTGAACCGAACTGCAAATCTTTGGGTGAGTACCCAATGCCTGATGTTTCTACCATTTGATTGAATTTAAAATTTACCGAATTGACATTTATCTCTATTTGACTCTGCAATTATAATACCAAGCCATATTTGTTTAAATATCTTTATCATTGTACAAATATAGTCAACCTGTGGTATATTAACCACCTTTTTAGAAAAATATTTATTCCATAAGATAGATTGCACCCGTTAGGATGAGTAGATTGCACTCTGCAATGTTAAAAAATTGCAGCATAATGTCGATTTTTAACATAGAAATGTCGATTTATGACAGATTTATGTCGACTTTAAAATAAACGACATTGTCTGAAATGCAATGGTATAAAGGATTTACAGAGTTTTCATCATCTTTATGACGAGAATGCAGAAAAATTTCCTACTTCTTCTTATATATATTCCCCTCCTTTTATTTTTTTTCCTGTATTATTTTCTCTTTAAAATCGACATTTTCGACATTAAAAGAATAAAGTATTAATAATCAATAAATTATAAAAATAAAATCGACATAAAAACGACATAAAATCAAGACAAAAATGTCAATATTGACATTACAAGACAAAAAGAAACCCAATATGCTAATATTGGGTCTCCTAAAGTAATGAAGTTTTACTAGTCCATCTCAGGACCTTCCATCATCTCAGAACGAATGTTGCCCAAGAATACAGCCTCAGCCATCATCTGAACCTTCTCAGCTTTTTTGACAACCTTCTTAACATCGGCAGCTTGTCTAATTCCGGTTTGACCATCAGGGCGGTTATTAATCTCCATACCCTTGTTTACAGTCAACCCAAAACTTGCTCCCTTCTGCTGATAGATGCTGTTAGACAAATCCTTCTTGTAAACAGAATTTCCAAATTTTAGTTTCATAATAATTTTTTTTGAAGTTTGAAATATTTCAGAGTAAAGATAAAACTTTTTTTAGATACTAGTAGTGTTTGGGC